GCTTGTGAGAATTTACCTATTCCACGTAGAAATGTGACACTCACCACAATTGCACCTACAGGCACAATTAGTCTTTTAGCTAGTTGCTCTAGTGGTATAGAACCAATTTTTTCTGAGATTACTATACGAAATGACAAAACTGGAAGTTACACTTTTGAAAATAATTTAGCCGATAAAGAATATTTTCGCTGTGCTGTTTCTTCGAATGGTGCTAGAGAAGTAACTTGGGAAGAGCATATTATGACTTTAGCCACGGCACAAAAATATATTGATAGCGGGGTTTCAAAAACCATTAATTTTCCCACTCATACCCATAGGGAAACAATTGGAAAAGCTGTTGTTATGGCATGGAAAGAAGGCTGTAAAGGTTTGGCTGTCTACCGTAATGGTTCACGCCAAGTAGAAGTTTTAACTCCAAAGAATATAAAAAAGGACAAATGCCCGATTTGCGGAGGAGATATGGTACACGTAGATGGGAAGCACAAATGTTTGATTTGCACAAAAGACAATGTTTTAGAAAAAACCGTAACTTACTATGATTAAGAGGATAATATGAAACTAAATGATTATGTAGATTGGACAAAAAATACATCTGCAAGATTAGAATCACCGGGAGACGATATTACCCATATGCTCTTTGGAATGGTCACGGAAATTGGTGAATTGATTGATATTTTTAAAAAAGATATGGCATATAAGAAGGAAGTTGATTGGATTAATGTAAATGAAGAAATTGGAGATTTAATGTTTTATATCGCCGGATTCTGTCGAATTAACTATCTTGATTTGGAAAAGATTATTGAAACCAATGTAGCTAAATTGGAAGCACGTTATCCAGAAAAGTTTACAGAACATCATGCAAAGAATAGAGATTTATTACACGAAAGAGAAATCCTAGAGAAGTAGAAAACAGTAAAAAAATGGGTACGCAAAATTTGCGTACCCATTTTTATTTATTAAGCTTTTAAAGCTTTTACTTTCTTATCGACAAATTTCTTTGTCTTTCTAGCTGATTTTTGAAATTTTACTTGATATTCTTTTGCAAGCATTTTTACTTGCTTTCTATTATCTTCATCTTTCAAATATGCAACTAGTGCTGTGGATATAATACCGACCACCGCTATAGCCAATCCTCTAACAATTTTTTCCTTCATTTAATCCTCCTATTTTTAAACATATATAATATTATAACCAATGAACCTACCATAAAGCAGATTATTGGAATCCAAATAGTCACTTTACATCCATTCTGATACTGATACTAAGTCTTTTTTAAGTGCAGCAAAATCAAAACCGGGTGCAAATTCAGGATTTTCTGCTTCAGGAGGAAGAACGACATAAGCTTCATCCACACACCAATCCCACCAACCCCATGTTGCACGTTGGGTATTTCCCCAAGTAAGAATATTTAAACCGTCTTTATCATAACCTGTTATAAAAACAGCATGACCTGAATTTAAAAGTTTTCCCGGTTTCCAAGGTGTTCTATTTTTAAATTCTTCTAAGCATTTTTCTTGTACTTGAAATCCTATAAAGAGTCCTCCAAATAAATTAATTGCTTGCTTAACATGTGTGTGATTATGAGAATTAAGACTCATATATGCATATATTGTTTCTCCGAGTATTTTGTTTTTTCTAAAATAATCTAATACTGTAAGCATGGCTAATCCCGTATCGTCCCCACCAGTTAAATGAAAATATATTTTCCTAACTAATTCGGTTGAATAAATACTTTTGTTTCCTACTAAACCACTCCATACTGTATCCCCATGTGCCATTCCTACAATTGTGCAATCCCCAATTTGGTCATTGTCCATCATTGGAAAAAGAATAGTTGGGTCATCAGGGTCAATATTTTCATATACCCTTTTTAAAGATTCAAAACTATCGGGTGGTGTTGGGACATCATCTCGCAAGTAATTTTGAAGTAAAAATGTGCGATAATCTCTAATGGGAGGACGCTTTCCAAAACGCAAATTAAAATTTTCCATATTTTTCTCCTATCAAGGCAATCTTGTAAGTTCTTTTTTGATATATATCTTTTTACCTAATTTGTACCATTCTTTTCCGTAGGCATCCTTCTCAATTGCCTCGGGATATAATTTTTGACCCATTTTAGAACTCCCGCATATAACGCTCGGGTCAGTTGGATTAGGTGCGTGACGTAGGTTTGCTTCTCCTGTATTTACAATTACTACTTCCGGTACAGTGCCGGGAGGTGGCTGAGGAGGAGGAACTTCCCCTCCAATCGGTACAATATGAGTACCATATTTTGCGTTGAATTGAACGCATGTACCGTTGAACCTATCCAAGTCCATATCGGGGTCTCCGTTTGTCGAACCATACTCGGCTGCTTTTTGATTCCCATCTGCGCTCCATTGCCAATGTGACCAACCAACCCAATCATAAGGTATTGTCGGGGTATCTCTGGTAGTCCAATTAGCATCCCACAAGTTTCTCCCTGTCCAGTAACTGCTTCTAGCAACTTTTGAGTTCCAAAAACCAGCGCTTGTATAAATCATAGCTTTTTTACCAGTTAAAGCTGTTAATTTTGCATCACATGCCTTTAGCCAGTTTAATGTACCAGCGGGGTCTAAAACAGTAGATTCGGCATCTAAAACAACATCTAGTTGCGGAGAGTGAGTAGCTATTTCTTCCGCAAAACTTGTTGCTGTCAAATTAGCATCCTGTCCTATGTTACAGAACCAATAAACACCAACAGGTATATCTTGTGCTCTTGCATCTCGATAGAATGTATCACAACTAGCGTCTTTCCATTGTGTGCCATAACCTAATCTCATAATTACATATTGGCACTTTGTCTTAGTGACTGAAAAACTCATGTTTCCATTCCATTTAGAGATATCTATTCCCTGTACTTCCCAACTCACTGCACCATATAAAGCACTATATACTCTATCATATATACTTAATTTAGGCAGTACTCTTTTTGGGGGATATCCGCATGTAGGGCAGTTTACCTGTGTGCCACCACATACGGGACATATTTTAGCGCCCATTTATTCCTCCGTTTCTATTTTGTTTTTGAATTTATTTTGATTAATATTTATTATTTCATCAATGCTTTGTTCAGTATAAAACTTGATTCGCTCTTTATCATCAGTGTGACCATTCGCTATTTTCTCAATGGTTTGATTAGTATAAAGCTTGATTTTTTCTTTCTTTTCTTCCGCTGTTTTTAAAACATCTTCTATCTTTTTGTCTATTTCTGTACTGCTTCCACTTGATTTGCTTTTTCTTTTAATTTCAAAAGCGTCTAAACGTAACTGCAAACCCTCTAAATTATATTCTAATTTACGAATTTCAGAATCTTTATCGACACTTGTTTCCATTAACCTGCCTATTTCAGTAGTTTTTTCTATCAGTATTTTTTCAAGGTCTAGGACTCTAGTTTGTAATCTCGTTACTTCGGTTTGTAATGGAGCAATGATAGTTACCGCTGCATCTTGAGTAGCTTTTCCTAAATCTATTTTTGATTGTATACTATCCTTTTTTCCTTGATTAATGAGCGCCCATGCGCCCGGAATTATTGCAACTACAGCAATAACGATTGATGCGATAAGAGTAGAATCCATTATTTTTTACCTCCTAAATATTGTATAAATATTACACCAATAATAATCAAAATAGTTGTCCCATGTATGGATACTATATCTCCCCAAATTACGAAAATACTTTTTGAAAGCAAGTTAAACTCTGCTGAAATACCAAATAACAAGGCATTAATTGAAAATAATATAGGTGCTATAGCATAATTTCTTTGACATTTATTTTTAAAACTCCAGTAAGACCATACCCCTAAGCTAATAAAAAGTCCAAGAATCATAAAATAATGTAGAAATGAGTCTAGAATTATATAATCCATTATTTACCCCCCTCTTCCAATTGGAAGTCTTAATGGCATCGTAAAGAGCATCAATACAAATAAGAATAATGCATGTAAAATAATTATACCTTCCCACAATTCGTTTCCTTCATGAGTAAGCATATTCAATCGTAATGCAGTGGTATATAAGAATGTATTTAAAAAAAAGAAAAGCGGGGTAAGTATATATTGCCAACCTTTCTTATTACGAGACATCCATATAAAAGACATAATTATTCCAAAAACAGATATTCCAAGCATTACCCCATATACCGAACTAAATTCCTGTATTGTTGTCATAATTTATTCTTTCGCCTCCTGTTTCTTGTTATATCTTACTGGTGTAAAAACAATGAAACCTATAAGTAAAAGTAAAGAGTGTAAGCGTACTACTCCTGACCATATTTCTAACTGATTAAAAGTTAAAATATTCATTCCCCATATATAAGTTGCATGTAAAACTAAATTATAAAAGAATACATTTAAAAAATAAGTAAGGGGACCAATAATATATCCCCTCTTATCATTATATTTCCATATAAAAAATAAAGAAATAAGTATTCCCAAAAAAGATACTGCCCATATTAGTGTATGTATCGGGCTTATTACTATATCAACCATATCAAACCTCCTTTAAATTTGTGTGAGTTACTTATTATAATGAAGAACGTTTCCTCTGAGTATGCAACATAAAATGTGCCTTTTATATTCCAACGCCTTTTTTACCAATTCCAAATGATATCTTTCTATGGGCATATATATATTTTTTAGTACCACTTCCAAGAAGTATATTTTCTGATGTTATAATTTGAGTAGAATCGATAATCATTCCTAACATATATATACTTGTTTCTATTCTGATATTATCAGAAAATTGTATTTGAACAGAAGCTTGGGCTATTATTATATGTATATTTGTTTCTATTCTAAGATTATCCCCTGTTTGAACTTGCGAACAATTATTCATCACTAGGGTCAGAGGGTTATATACTATTGTAATATTAGTAGCAGTTTGGATTTGTATTGCATTTTTAATAACTGATTCCCCTATTGCTAAATACATAACCCAACAACCGGACGGGTCAGGGGTATCCATAACTGTTGTGAAACCAGTAGAATCAAGAGATTTTAAATCCATCTTTCCTATAACACCATCGTCTTTTATGTTAACATAAACAGCATCATCATAAACAGAAAAAGCTGTTTCTGTATCTGGAAGACCATTCTCACTCCAAAAAGAAGATGCTATACGATTACTAGTAGAAGTTGCAGCCCCTATGCTCATAGAACCTTGTACTGAGTTTACATCTCTAGTATTATGGGCACGATTAGCACTCATAAATAATAATGTTTTAGGTTTAAAACCAACAGTTTCAACAATATCACTTCCATCTGTAACAGTTGTTAAATCTCCAACACTATACCTACCACCTTTAATACACACATAAAAGAAATAAAGCGCTGCTGCACCATCCATATTATTTAAAGTAAAACCATCGTTATCAAATGATACAAACGAATTACGTCTAGAGCATGTGGTAGAACTAAATGTTAAATTAGCAGTAACATCTTGATTATTTCCATAACCCCTTGCGTTAGATGTGGTTTGATTGTCTGCTGTGGTTGTTGAGATTACACCTTGATTAGAACTACTTGTTGCCATACCAATACTATGATAAACCTGAAGGCTCCCGAGAGGTAGAGAAGCTGTAAATCCTGTAAAGAATAATGCCGCATCCGGTTTAAATCCAACACCTGTGTAGCTCTTATTTCCAGTAGGAACGGGGAACGTATCATAACCTACACGGGCATTTGTTACATCAGAACCTCCGAGTGCTAAGTAATTTATGCGATATGTTTTCGTAAACTGGTCATTTACAATAACTGTAAAACCATTTGAATCTATCGAATAAAAATCAAGAATTCCATCTATGGTATCGGTGTCTGTATATATACGAACAATTTCTACAGCAGACGAATAACTATATGCATCTGTTGAAGCTTGGTTGTCTTCTGATATAGAAATATGCATGCCTCTATTAGTACCACTTGTAGCTGAACTAATACCAAAACTGATTGTACTTCCCGAAACTTCATTGATTATTGATGTGCTCCCATGCCACCAGAATAAAATAACTTTTGGTTGAAATCCTAATTCTCTAATAGATTGAGTTTGCCCTACTGTTTTACTTGTATCAATATTAAAACTACCAACCTTAGAAAAATATGGACCACTTTCGGGAGCAGTATAGAAAGTTAAAGAGATATTATTTGATGTTTGTATTTGTGCTGTATTGTTGATTATTAAACTAAAAGATTCTCCGTGTCCTGTTATTATTACATTATTACATAACTGTAGTTGAGTAGAATCATGAACTCCTAAAATTCCAACTGTAAGTATTTGTACATTATCCGAAAATTGCAAATGAGTAGCATTTAAGATAGATAAGATATTATGCTGTGTTAATACTACATTGTCAGATGCTTGTAATTGAGTTGAATAGCTGATTGTTAGATTATAATGTTGTGTTAATAGTATATTGCCAGAAATTTGTAAATGTATAACATTATTAATAACTAAAACTTGATTTTGAATTAATAATATATTGCCTGATATTTGTAATTGTATGGCATTATTGCTAATTAGAATTTGATGTTGAATTAATATTACATTGTCTGAATTTTGTAATTGTGTTGTATTATTAATTAACAATATATAATTTTGGACAAGATTTATATTATTGGAAATTTGCAGTTGAATAGTGCTATTTATTGAAAGTGTGTGATGTTGAGTTAATATTATATTATCACATGCTTGCAATTGAATAGAATTATTTATTGATAATATATAATATTGGGTTAAAATAATATTACTCGATATTTGCAACTGTGTTCCGTTTTGTATTTCTAGGACAAATGCTTCTTCTGCATGATAATTTAATATTATATTATCAACAACTTGTATTTGAGTAACATTATTAGTTATTAATATATTGTTCTGAGTTAAACTTATATTATCGCTGGCTTGAAAATGTGTAGAATTATTAATTGCTAATACACTATGTTGAATTAAATCTATATTATCAGAAATTAAAATTTGAGAAGTATTATTAATTATTAAAAGATAATGTTGAGTTAAATCTATATTATCACTGGTTTGTAAATGTGTAGAATTATTAATCGCTAGTAAATAATGTTGAGTTAAACTTATATTATCACTAGCTTGTAAATGTGTAGAATTATTAATTGTTAATACATAATGTTGAGTTAAACTTATATTATCGCTATTTTGTAATTGAGTAATATTGTTAATTGTTAAAAGATAATGTTGAATTAAGTTTATATTATCGCTATTTTGCAATTGAGTAATATTGTTAATTGTTAAAAGATAATGTTGAATTAGATTTACATTATCGGAACTTTGTAATTGTGCCGAATCTTGAATAGTAAATACAATAGCCATAATAAAAGTTATATTATCGCTTGTTTGTAATTGAGTAATGTCTTGAACTATTAAGCTAAAACGAAGGTTATATTCAACCATTATTGCAGCACTAGTTAAAGTTGCGCTAGGTAAATTTGTATATTCAACTATTATAGCTGCACTAGTTAAAGTTGCACTAGGTAAATTTGTATATTCAATAATTATAGCGGAATTAGTTTGATAAGCTATATTATAATGACTGGTTAATATTATATTTTCAGAAGTTTGTAATTGTATTATATCTTGTATTATTAAATCTGGAATTTCCAGATTATAGGTTATTATTACATCATCGGATGTCTGTAATTGGGTTGTATCTTGTATTGTTAAAGTCAGAGGCTCTGGAATATAGGTTATTATTACATTATCAGATGTCTGTAATTGAGTTACATCATTGACCAACAAATCTACATGTAAATTATATTCAACCATTATTGCTGCATTACTTACTAGCATATAAGAATCTACTTCATACTCAACCATTATAGCAGCATTACTTTGATAAAAATTGATAAGAGGAACTAAAATTGTATTTTCACTGGTTTGTATTTGGACAGCATTGTTAACTAGTAGTATATGTTCCCCTATTCTCGGATTTCCACCAATAGCAAGATATGTAACCCAGTTTCGGGCATTATCTACAATACTCGTTTTTGTGTAAAAACCATTTGTTGCTACATAGGGAACATCCATTAAATATACTGCCGAACTTTCATATTGATGTATATTTGCATAAACAGCAGTATCATAATTTGCGTTATAAACATACATAGTACCTAAGTTGTCTACATCAACCATTGCGGTAACAGCCTGGGTAATAGAAGTATCTATATTATTTGCCATTGCGCCTATAGATATTCTGTTATCGACTATAGGTATATCCTGAGTACATTGGGGTTGTCCTATAGATGCAAACAATACAGCAGATGGTTTAAAACCCAAGGTATTAAATTCTAGATTTGTGTCTGTTCTTGTGTTTAATTGATTTACTTGATAAATTCCACCTTTAAAAGCGATATAATGTATAAGTCTGCTTGCTGCACCTTCAAGATGGTTTAATATAAACCCATTATTGGTAAAATCAACAAAAGATTCTCTTAATCCGATAGTTCCCGGAGTGCCAGCTACTGTTGTAGACGTAATAACTTCTCCCCCATATCCATAAGCCATTGTATTACTGGTTCCACCTAAATAGTTACTTTCTCCTGCGATAGTTCCCTGTCCGCCATTTGAAGCAGCCCATCCAATTTGAAATTTTGCATCTGTTCGATATATATCAGATGTACTATCAGTATTTGCAAATATAATTGCATCAGGCTTAAAGCCTACACTTGTAGTATAATTTCCTAAACTTGTAGGGGTATTTAAACTACCAACATATATTTCTTTTAATTCATCACCCCCGAGAGCGAGATAAGAGATACGATAATCATTAACAAATTTAGTATTAACAATGAGAGTAAATCCATCTAAATCCATTGATTGTAAATTGAATTCTCCACCGAGACTATCATAATCACTATATATACCTATTACATTAGTTCCTGACATTGCTGAACTGGTAAGTGATGTTGTTGTAGCGTCTTGCAGAGATATATCTACATAAAATATACTAGAAGCACTGGTTCCCACACCAAATCCATTATTGGAATTGTTTTTGACAACAGCATCTATTGTACTATGTGAACCTGTCCACCAAAACAAAACAACTTTAGGTTGGAAACCAATTCCACTGATTGCCTGTGTTTCTCCTATGTTTTTGACGGTATCCGCATTAAAAGAACCGACTTTACTTAAAACAGTGTTGCCGGGATTATGACTATTTATTATTGGGTTTTCAGATGTTATTGCTTGAGTTGTATCGTTAACTCTTAATGCAATCCCTACTGGTTGGGAATATTGTGCTTGATTAGTGCTGTTGACAACAAGACTGAGACCTTGTTCACTAAGTTTGATACCAAAGGTATTTCCTGAATCCCATAAAAATATATCATGAGAGTATGCCATTTTTGCACCTCCCTTTAAACTGCTAAAGCGCTAGCAGACCTTCCTATGTGGGTTGCATCTTGACTTGCGGATGCAAAATAAGGGTAAACATTATCCATTACAAGAGCGGAGAACGAACCGCTCGCCGTACTTAAGACTGAACCACTCCAAAAATTGTCATCAACTCTATAAATATTTACTTGAACATTTTCTCCTAGTCCTGCTGGACCAGTAAATGAACCACTGACAGTAAAGGTATTGGTATGATAAGTAAGATAGGTTTTTAACCAAAAAAGCGCTGCCGTAGAATAAGTCAAACGATATGTACGCGCAATTTCTATATCCATTTTACCTCTACTTCGTTTTCCATCAATATTAAAATAGTCTAAAGCATCCTCAATCTGTCGATAACTAGATAATTCACCGTCGTTTGTGGAATACCATGAGCAAAGGGTTTGCCACCCGTCTTCATTGTATTCTCCGGTTAATTTGTCCCCATATAAATAAATTAAATTGCTCGCTACTCCAAATCTTGAATTTATTTCATAACCTACTCCGTTTAAATAATAATCGGTGGAAATTATGGTTGGTGTACGTTGACCAGTAGTTAAAACATCATTTTCGGTGGCTACTGTACCTGTCGAAAGCTGAGATGTATTATACCATATAGTTGTATGGCTGTGACATTTTTCACCACCAATCGCAGAATTTGAAGTATAATTTAAATATAAAAAACCTGTTAGTGTATTTGCCGCACCAGTAGCAGCAGTTGTATATGCTTTTATATTAATAGTATTTTTTCCTCTAACTAGGGTTGCGCCGGAATTATGGTCAATTCTGTGTACTAAAGAATGTCCTCCAGAGTTAACTAAAGCGGTTAAAGTATAGGGACGTACTGTTTGAGAACCTGCACCAATATTTAAAGTAGCGCCACCCGCAGATTGTACATATAATAATACCCCCGATTGTGCTAATATTATATTAGATTCCGTTATCCAAAATTCCTTTCCGTTTACATTAGCATTAGAAGCCGATGTACCCATAACGTTTGCTGAATCAGTATCAAATGGTAGAATTACTGAATTCATTACACTTGCAGATGTAGAATCATATTCATATGTGACATAGAGCAAACCCCCGAATGCATCAAATCTATTTGTTAAATCTGAGTAAGCTTTAAAAGCACTAGCAGCGCTTGCGCTGATTGTATAAGCGTCTGTTATTACACCAGAACCATTATTATATTTTGTTAGCCAAATATCGTGGAAAAATGTTCCTGTACTTAAGGCTTCTTCTAAATGACACCTAGGAGCAATTGCACCAGTATTTATTTGATAATTGGCTTTAAAATCTGTAGTTGCTGCGCCTCCATCATTTCCAAACATTTCAAACCATGTTGATTGATAAGTTTTATTTGTTTCGGGGAGAAATGTATCTAATGCCGGAATTTGATTAGCGGGTGCAGGAGTTGTACCACCTGTACCAATTTCAATTGCAGCAGCCGTTAGGAGAGAGCTTCCGCTCTGAATCGGAATCCGTACAGTTTTTATAGTTCTTGATGCTGATGCTTCATATTCATAAGTTATATACAGTTTTGCTGATATATTTGCTACACAAGCAGATGTAGCGGTTGACATTGCAAAACTGGCTTGACAACTATTACTCGCACTTGTCCCAAAATTACTGTTGAAATAATCGGTAACATCACGTATAACGCAACTGGTTTCATGGTCTCCTGTATTAGCTATAGCAGTCGGGGTATAATCTACATCGCTGGCAGCATTACTTCCACAGGTAATGCCTAAACGCCAACCAGAAGTATTGTAAACAGTAGTAAAAGCATCCCTATAATAACATTCTAATATTACTGATTTAAAATTTCTTGATGCTATTTCAGGTATAGTTATACCAATTAAAGTAAAATCATAGCGTGTTGATGCCCCCAGTGATGTACCCGTTCCTATGTTGCTTCCGCTAGTAGCAAAAGCATATTCAACAGTTTTTTCCGCATTGGCTGCCATAGTATCTCCTTCAAATTAATTATTTTTTAATAATATATTCTAACAAATTTAGGTCAGAAGCTGTCCACGCAAGACCTGTAACCGGGTTGGCACTAGCGCTAGTCCCTACTACTGCACTATAGGCTATACCAACAGTTTGTGAACCTGATAATTGGTCTGTACCCCCGCTAGGAAGATAACCTACTTCTATAGTCGAACTATCTCCTCTTGTTTTTCTAATTCTAGTTTCTGGATAAATTCGAAGTATATTTTTCCCTGCACCATCAAAAGTGCTCATCCTATATTGGTCTTTATCACCAGTAGAACTTGCAGAGACGTAAACATTGCTTGTATCTCCATCACTTGGAAATTCATCTACATAAGTATAATTACTACTTCCAGAAGTACTACCGCTGTTAAGAAAATTATTGACAGTACCCGAACCACTAGGAGTGATTTTTACTACAATTCCATCCCCACACCAACTATTATCCACAACCCCGGCAGTATCATTCAAAGCGAGGTCGTCATACATTCCTTGAACTCCCCCGTTTTGGTCAAAATAAAAATTATTAAATGTAGTTGCTGTGGCGGGTTGAGTATCACCTGTATAGTCAATTACCAGATTTCCATCCACATAAACTACGAACTTTCCATTAGGAGCATTATCTTCTTTGAACCATACTTCAATTAGATACCATGTGTTATTATCGGCTACCATAAGGGAAGTTCCTACTACTCCTACAGTAGTAACGGAAGCTTGAAAATGACCAGTTGCATTGAACTTTAATGCAGCGACGACAGTTGCGTCAAGCCTGAAACTAGGAAATGCAGGGCTTGTATTATTAACATTATTGCTTCGGTATCTTACTCTAAGATAGCATTCGGATAATGCAGCGAAGTTTTTATAGGCTTGTTGAGCATTGTTAATATAGTAATAAGGACTTATAGCTGGAGTAGCTGATGCTACAGAAACACCAAGCGTTATATCCCAAAAACTTATATCCTGCATCTCTGCGCCATCAGTAAATATTCTAGTCATATTATCCCTCCTCTTTAACTCATCTCTATAACATATTCTAGGGCATTAACATCAGCTACAGTCCATGCAAGTCCTGTGACCGGATTAGCACTGGCACTAGTTCCTATTGCTTGTGCATATGTTGTATAAAGAGCAACCGAACCACTCATTGTATCTGTTCCTCCATTCGGAAGATATCCTAACTTAATTGTAGTTGAATCGGCTACTTCTTTTTTAATCCTTGCTTCTGAAAATATACGGGTAATACTTCCTATTCCTCCACCAAGATTGCTCATGGCATATTTATCTTTAACACCAGTAGAACTTGCGGAACAATAAGTATATGTAGTAGTATCAGAAGGATATTCATCTACATAAAGATAATTAGCACTTCCGGAAACACTACCGCTATTTGACCAGTTATTTACAGTACCTGAACCACTAGGAGTAATTTTTACAACAATCCCATCCCCGCACCAACTATTATCCATGAGTCCGCTGGTATTGTTGAGAGCGAGGTCGTCTATATCAAAGCTGTCATTAGTACTGGCTGACCGAAAGTAGACATTATCAAATGTAGTGTCGGCTGCTGGCTGAGTATCACCTGTATAGTCAATGACTATATTTCCATCTACACTGAGCACGAACCGACCATTGGGAGCATTGGCTTCTTTGAAATATACTTCAAGAAGACACCAACTGTTGAGTATGATTACTCCTACGGATGTGCCAACTACACCCACCGTTGTTACATTTGCTATCCAGCGGTTTAGTGCATCTTCCGCTATATAAGCGACTGTGGTGCTGCTTAGTCTGAAAGATATAAATGTATGACCTTGTGAATGGGACTTTACTCTCAATCTTACTCTTGCGTAACATTCTGAGATGGCAGTAAAGTTTTTCCATGAGCCCACGTCATATCCATAATGATAATAATAAGAACTTGCAAACGGTGTGGTATTACCAATTGTCACAACCTGGTATAATCCGCTCCAAAATACAGTATCCTGCATTTCTGCGCCTTCTGTGAATATTCTAGTCATAATAAACTCCTCCTTTTATATTTGGTGATATCCGTATTCCATACGAACAATCATATCATCAGCAGAAGCATCAATTGCATTATTGTCCCATATTCTTATGGTTTGTCCTGCTCCTAAAAACTGTGCACCCATTAAAGGGGTTGTTATGTAACTAATATCTCGGGTTATTGTAGAATCTGGAATTCCTCCACCAAATAAATAGTTATAAGTAAGTCCTTCGGGCTGTGTTACTCCTGTTTGCCATTGAGCAATTATATTTCCAGTATCTATAATTTGGATTTCTAGTTGCCTTATTCCAGCCGTTGCTGTTGACGTATATTCTACCCAAATCCATAATATTTCCCATTCTACACCTATTGGTACAGTAAATGTTTTGTCACTATCATTTTCAGTTATATCCTGAGTAAGAGCAATTCTCCATGCTGTAGTCATAATATCTTCTCCTTTGTTTATACCAATGTTATTTTATCAGAAATAGATATTTGGTTTGAATTACTAATTCCCAATTGTCCATTGTATAATATATTTTGTAGTGTTATTTTGTCAGAAATTAATTTAGCATCTGTATCTTTAAGGGATAGAGGTTTTTGATTTTGTGTTAACATTATTTTATCGGAGTTTTGTGATTGAATAGAACTATTTATTGCCAAAGTGGTCATATTGCTAAATGTAACCTTATTAGATGTTATCAATTGAATTGCATTTTTCATTGATAAAGTTGGTTTGTTAGTAACCATCATTCCGATATCGCTAATTGCTTGCAATTGAGCAGAATCATTCATTACTAAATATTTTGAACTGCTAAATAATATTATATTCTCAGACGTTTGTGTTTGAGAAGAATATTGAGTATCTACTCCTGAATATAAGGTTATTTCTATATTATCAACGGTTTGAGTCATTTCTATATTTTGAAGTAATACATAAGAATGTTCTATTATTGATAATGTTGTTTTGTCACTAATTAGTTTTTGACTTATATTGTGTATTATCAATATTTGATATTGGGTAAGCGTTACATTTTCAAAAGTTTGTAATTGAGTTGAGTTATTAACTATTAATCCGTGAGTTTGTGCTGGTAATGTTATTACACCAGAAGTTTGTATTTGTACTGCATTATCAGTTGTTAATACCATGAAGCGCCATGATAGTATAGGCTTACTAGAAGTTTGTAACTGAGTAGAATTATTAATTGCTAAAATACGATATTGAATTAATTGTATCTTATCAGATGTTTGTAACTGAGTATTATTATTAGCTCCCGTAGGAGGATTGAAATCTTCTATGCTCAAATTGCGAGACGCATATTGTATTCTAACTACCATATCATCAGCAGAAGCATCTACTGTATTATTGTCCCATATTCTTATTTTTTGTCCCGCTGATAAGAATGTGGCTGCCCCTAGTGGGGTTGTTACATTATTATCATCACGAACAGTGGTTAAATCCGGGACACCAATTCCAAATAAATATTTATAAGTAAGTCCTCCAGATTGCGTAACCCCTGTTTGAAATTGACCAATTACATTACTGCTAGCATCTTGAATTTGAATTTCGAGTTGCCTAGTACCCCCTGTGGCTGTTGATGTATATTCCACCCAAACCCATAATATTTGCCATTCATAACTTTCTGGAACTGTAAATATTTTATCACTATCATCTGTGTTTGTATCTTGAGTTAAAGTAACTCTCCAATCAACAGGGCGATAAGCCACCCACGAGCCTGTAGAAGCATTCCAAGAAAGTACATCCCCATCATTGGGGGCAGGAACATATACATTTTCAATATTGTCTAATGTTGTTATAGTACCGGAAGTAGGACTCCAAATAGAACTTCCAGAACCATCTGCTGTTAATACAGAACCATATACAGCCGCCCCACTACTTAAATTAGATGCAGTAATTTTACCGCCTTCTGCACTTCCACTATGGTCATGTACAGCGTCTGACCATACATTATCCCAACCTAATTTTCCACCATCGCCAACTTGACTTCCGGAATGAGAATGATTGATTACTGAAGAACCAGAACCTCCTTCTGAATCGTGAACATGGCTTCCAGATGCCGCTTGAAAAGCCCCAATACCTAAACTGTGATGTATAGCACTTGCGCTTGTGTCAATATCATTTGCATGTAAAGATTGGTAAGATGCTGAATTCCAAGCTGAACGGTCTCCTCTAAGTGGTATAGCTGGCATAATTCACCTCACTTTATTTCATAAAGAATACTATTTTCCAAAAAATAACAATTTAAAATATATACATTATCTCTACTTAAATATATCATCCTTTATACTAATACATATATACTATACCAATGATTAAAGGATGAAGACTGTTGCATATTTTCACAATAGACAAGACTGTTATTAAGATTATCCAACCACCCCGTATACGGATGTGCACGATTTGGAATACTGTAAGAGCCTATTGTATCACCAGAAAGACTTCTATGTTTTATTGTATCGTCAGTTTCATCAACAAACCAATAGCTTTCATCGTCGTTCATAAGCTGTGCTCCATAGAATGTCATGTAATATTGTGGAAAGGTTCCTACGTTACTAAGGTTATGGCATCTTATGATATTTCCTGTACCACTAGGTGTTGTTTTGAAGCAATAAGCATAATTTTTGCTTGTCTTAATATACCCACCAACACCAGAACCTACGAGATTAGGATGAGATGAATCAGTATATACCGAGGTTATTGTTGCTGCTACAGGGTCTATTTTTGATATTTCCATAACGGATGCATAATGGTCAGGGAAATAGATATTATCTGGTCTCGCTTCCGTACCAATACAATAAACGCAACCAGTTTCATAATCCCCTCCTAAGCCACGAAGAAAAGCACGAGTGTTATGTTCACCAGTAGCCATCACTAAACCGTTGGTTGTTTGTACAGTACCGTTTACTATATCAACAATATCTGCATATAAATTATATCCATTTGTATATGGTGATACCCAATATCTATCTTGAACAAAAGAATAATCCACCCAATTCGGATTGATACTAACACTATTCCAAACTCCATTTTGAGTATAGTTCTTTATATAAAGAACATTTAGACTATTGATGATAATATATATATCCCTATTTTCTCGCTGCGCAGTACTAACAGCCCATATTACAAATTCTTCGTTTATATCAGTTTTCGAGAGGTCTTCAAAGTCTACAATATACAAAAGCTCTTCTGCGTCATTACCAGGATAACAAATAACTTTTCTACCTTCGAGATAAGCTATAAATCCTCTCCAACTGCTAGAATCGGGGTTGGAATAAAGTGTTACTGATTTGATTGTACCTGTAGCTATTTCGTATTCATGTGCAACAATATCTCCGTAATACAAATCATCAGGTAATATTATGTAATAGATATATTGTTCAGAACAACAAGAAACTTCATCAAGGAAAGTACCATTTACACTATATCCTACCCTATCCCAATCTCCATTGAAATTCTCATAAGTGCGACTTGTACCCATTTCCACAGGTGGTCCATTACGAACACCTACAAACCTCAGGGTTGGACAAATTGTACCGCTACCTTCGAGTTCTATGTTATCATATTCTTTGTATGTCATAGTTTCACCTCATTTTATTCTAATAAATACCATCTTTGACTATATTCATATGGTATAATATCAGTTCGAGAGTATATCAAAACAATACATTTTCCATCTAATATTCTGAGATATGCCATACGATTCCAATTATTAAAAGGAGGACCACCAATAGGATAAAAAAAACTCAAAGGTGGCTCAATTGGGATGTCTCTGCTTATTCCACCATTGAGAGATTTTCCTTCGAGTTTATCTAGTTGAAGGTTCCATACTATATTATTATCCATATCCATTTCTCTATATAGAGCACCACCATCCCCCCAACCTTTAACTAGAGATAAATAAATTTCATCTATATAATTTAAGTTAGGAAAATCATAGAATGGAGCCATTCCTGGCATTGAACTACTACTCGGTTCATCAAATAGATATCCACGATTATGCCCTTGGTCATAGGTTCCAAACGCTAATGATAAAGGTAAAGAAATCTCTTCATCTAGAATAGCTATAGGATTATTAAGGTTTACACTATATACACTAGAACAACCATTAGCTTCATACCATGCCGAAAAATAATACTTGTTATTCGTATAATCTAATGCTCCACCATCTATATACCAATATTCGGGGTCTTTCAATATATTATTTAAAATGGTTATATTTCCGTTTATTATATCCACCATAACAATTTCAATTTGAGGTGCTGGATAATATGGTGGGTTGTAGTTGTCCCATAAACCATTTTCACAACAAACCCCAAAAACAATTAGATTATTGTGTATAGTAGCGGTAGTATGTTGATAATATAGTGAATATAGGTCAGCATTATAATCAAAAAGTTTTACCCAATTATCGAACACTTGACCAGTTGCAATGTTATATACAATACTTCTGCAAACATAATCGAATCCGTCTCCCTCATCTAACATATATAACCAGAACAAATATATACAATCATAAGCTCCATATTTTACATGAAGTGTATGAATATTATCCCATATTCCATATATCGAACCTTCCCATATATCGTAATATTCCCATGAATATATGTTTTCTGTTGTTACGTCATTATCAGTGAAAGTAATCTTTTGAAGACGCATAATATCTTGTACATTTTCAATATAATCTTCTACGATTATATATACTTCATTATCGCTAACTGTAGCCATATCATAAATCCAACCCTCGGGAGGTATATAATGCACAGCATCACCGACTTCATTTGTTGGTATCCAGCATAAATGAGTATCAAAAGTTGGGTCTTCCCAACGAGGTATCATTATAAAAGCATGATTTGCAGACATTTCACAAAGAAAACCATCGAAGCCATATAATGGTGTTAATATCTCCCTTGGTGTCAGTGTGGTAACATTATTCGGTATTGTTTGTCCTAGTTCCCAGGGGTAATAGACCTTGAATCTATAGTCTGCACCTCCTGACATGTGATGTATTAAACAAGGTATCTGGCTTCCCTCAAGAAATAAATTTGCATATTCGTTGTATGTCATAATTTCACCTTATGTTATTATATAATGATTCCAACCATAATTATAACTTGATGGTTGTTGAATTTTCATATTTACTATAATTCTATCTCCCGCTTGCATACAACTACTATTATATCCTGCAACCCATTCGGCAGCGGGTATAGAAATATTACGCATGATTGTTCCATCAAACGCTAATTGTTTTAATGATAGATTTTCCCAATCGAACCACCATAAAGAAGGACCATACTCGTCTATTAAATTAGCTGTACTAGACCAAACGCCGGAAGAATCAAGCGGTAATGTTCCCTGAGATATCATTCCATCTACTTTGTAAAGGCTTCCGGTAGAACTAGATATAATATATGCATTATCTTTTGTTGAAAAAGGTACAGGGTCAAGAATGTCTGTTATTCTTGATATATTGTTGGTTTCGGGATAATATATTATAAATCCTTGGTCTGTAGATGTAAATATTGCAAACTTATTTTGGTTATCAGGAGCAGAACCATACAGCTTCATACTGTTTCCTCCAATTTCTCCGTATACAGGAGAACTAGTTATTAATGAATTATCGCTTAATTTTAGGGAGTGTGCCACAATAAGAGGAGGTCCTCCACCAACATAATAAGAATTACAAACAACCAAATAGTCTTCTCCTAAAAATACAAAATCAAAATTTGGTACATCATCATAACCAATAATTTCTGAATTATAACCAAGTATTTCCCACGCTGTATTTTGTGTATAGTTTCTATACATAAAATGATATCCTGTATATTCTTCAATTTCCGAGTCATATGTATAACTCCATAGATATATCCATAAATCCCCGTTGGATTTCATTAATATTGCCAAACTTCTTGGGTCAGTAACAATACCGTAGTCCACAGATGAACCTGTTTCAAAATTTAAAAGATAGATAGGACATTCCCAGTATGGCTCAATCGAGTAAGACCTTGGAACAACTAATATTTTTCGGTCTTCCAAAAATGACATTAATACACCTGAAGATAAAGAAAAATCATCAAATGTGTTTACCGTTATTTGAGTATTTCCTTTCGTAATAATATTATATTCAGTTATCACTAATGTATCTTGACCAATCCCATGACCAGTAACATCTAGAAAATATATATAGTTTTCATTCACAATATGAGGGTCTGTCCAACAAACCCAATCTTGTCCTATTCCTAATAACACACTTCTATTTTCCCACATGAGGTCAACATTTTCGCTAAGATTTATTGTATTTCTGGTATCCCTTGTTTCTATTCCCATTCCCATAGTGTTAATACGATTATGTCCTGAATTACGTAAGAATCCCGTTCTACAAGGCGTTTCACTACTATTTAAATACACATTACTATTTTCTTTATATGTCATAAAATACCTCTTTTAATCATCTTCTTAAATATCGTGAAAAACTTCTGTTTTAGCATAATATTGACTGTGATATACGTTACAATTTCCACCGTTACTTGAAAAAGCATAACCCACTCCACCATTGCTATCTGCAACAATAGTAGAATTTTCCACAAGCAGGTCTACCCCTAAACCACTTATATATACAGAAACCGTAGAGCCAGAACCACATTGATAAGCATATATTTCACAACCCTTTATCCTAGAAATTTCACTTCCGCTAGTAGTTTCTGTGGCAATCACTGTATAAATTCCATCAGCACTATTTGCTTGATTTATAATCTTTAAATTTTCTAAAAGACAACCGGGTTCTATTGTGACTTGTCCTTCAATGATACTTTCACGGCTGCTAACTCCAACTAAATTAATCCCAGTGGGGATAGAGAAATTTCCAGTTATATCTACATCGGGAAGAAATATTACATCCCCCACTCTTGCCGCAGTAATTGCCGCATTAAGACCAACAGGAGTTGGGTCATACATTGCCACACTAACCCCACCTGAAAATAAAGTTATTTTAATTTCGGTAAGACCGCTTCCACTTCCCCCACCTCCTACTAAGCCCCATAGATTAAGGGGTATGCCATTCCATAGCAAAGCATTTGATATAAGATTTATACTACCGGGATTAATATCAATTTTTTCTGCTGGCTGTATGCCTCCTACTGTTATTCCGGTGGTTAGATTTAAATATCCGGCTTTATAATCCCTTGTCCAATTGTTAAATGCTTGGGAATTTAGATTTATAGCTGTTCCCGCATTCAACGCCTTAGTCATTAAATCATTAAAGCGATATGTCTCATCATTTAGACGTAAACGATTTCCAAATATTAATTTAAAATTTGTGGGATTATCAAAATCTATATCTGCCCCTAATAGTATGGGTAACAAATATCTTCCTGGTTCTATTTCTAATGTAATTTTTTTTCCTAAGTCTAATTGCGCTCCGAAGGTTTGTAAATCTTTAATTTGCAAGAAATTAACACTATCGATTTCAAAACTATATCTCGGCATTGATATTTTTTCTAAAATACCTACGGCTTGATTATATAACGATGCTTGTTGTAATAATTTCGATGCAGAAGTCATAATATCTGTTAATATAATATTATCATTAACATATGATGATTGTATTATAAAAGGTTGTAGTTGATTTAATTGGTTCATACTGAAGTTAGCAGGATTATTAAAACTTAAACTATCTGCTATTCCAGCAAGAATTGTAAAATGTCCATCCATATTGCTCTCTAATATTGCTATTTCTGCTTGTACAGCACTTGCCGCTGTATATAGTACCATCAAATATTCATGAATTTCTACCATTGTTTGGTCATCTATACTGCTTCCGCTTTGCAAATAAAAATTATATTGTGTTTGCCATGTGAGAGCAGAACCAGAAATGGTTGCTAATTGAATATCGTGGTCCATTTTATCTTCACTATCTTCAAATAAACTTAATATTTGAAAACTATATGATGGCATAAAATCTGAATATTTATTTTCCCATTCCCCTATAGCGTCTATTAAAGATGAATCCATCCATTCTGTATTTTTAAAATATTGAAAATTATATATATAATTATTTCCTAATGGATTAACATAAGTGATACCTAAATCACCACCACCAACAACAAAAAGGCAAGTAGCTAATTCATCTGTTACTTCATCAACTGTCATTGACGTAATTACATTATCATGTGAGATAAATATATCTGTTAATTCTATATCTTCATTGGCATCATAAACAAATATCACATCATTAATCGTATCGAAATCAAAGATGCATTCATAGGCTTCTTCGATATCAGTCATTAAAAGATTATAAATACTCGTATCTGCTACATCAAAACTTCTGTATTTAGTATCAATTATATCAGGAATAATATCAAACGTCCAACCAGCAAGATATTGCTGTAATTCAATATATAATTGTGTTAGAGTAACAGGAATTGGACCAAGCGATATTAGACTCCCGCTTGAATCATATAAACCATTTCCAGATACAAACGATGTTAATTTTCTAGATGACAATTCTACTTCTAAAGATTGGCAATCAACTTCTTTATATTTAATAATACCGTCATTATTTTCATTAATACCAGTTATCATGAAATATCCTATACTATCAACATATACTAATCTTCTATTGACAATATATGCATAATATGGCATTAAAATTCCATCAATATATTCATCTGCTCGAAAATTTAATTCGGAAATAGCATTGTATCTTGGAGTATATTTTCTTTCTGATATTCCCCCTAGTGCATATAATTTTTCTTTGTTCGGGTTACATAATGTGAAGGTTGGAATCTCCGCTAGATTAAAAAAATCGAAGTTTATACTTGGAATTCCTGTCATTTTAACCTCCTATTTTAAACCTCTCTGTAAATTTAATTTCAAATAAATCAACTGTTTGCGGAGAAGAAACTGCTACAAGATTAATTTTTGGTATTAACCTAAACCAATAATTATTAAAATAAGTTAATAAACCAGTTGTATCTGATGTTATCATTTGCATATCATTATTTATTGTAGCTTCTATTGAAGCAGATGGCATATCTGTAAAACCAAACATCCTCTCATTATCTGAATAATTAGTCATGTAAAAAGATGAGGGGGTTGCCCCACTCATTATAAAATGAACTGTTGGATATAGATATTCATCTTCGCTGGATGAGTTATAAATTTCAAGCATTGCTGTGGATGTAGAAGAAGCACTTCCTGAAATAGTTTTTTCTGGTCCATAAGCCCAAGGACTATCACAAGATACTGTACATGTGAAAGCATAGTTCATGTTTCCTATATATTGAGGTTCTGGATTAGTCATAAAACAATTAAAATAAGCCCCGTTTAAATCGTCTTGTAAAATATACAGTTTTTTATATTCCGCTCTACCAAACAACCACGCAGAAATAAGGTCTCTGTCCATTGCACTGATAGGTCTTTGTGTAGCAAAAGTTAGGGGGAACTCTAAAACCGGTTCCTGTGTTCTGCCCAAAAAATAAATTTTTGATTTCCTTAAAACTCTTTGCGACAAAATATTCACATTCGCACTCCCCACACCAGAGAAAAGCCCGGCGCTCTCAAAGGTTACAATCTTGAGGTCGAAAGTTGCAGATGGAATTCCATCATAAGAAAAGTCGAACGCATAGAAAGAACTCATTTTTAACCTCCTTTTTCCATAAACATATTATATATATGTTTCCAACTCTCCCCTTTTAAAATATGATTAATATTTTTAGAAGAACATTTTTTTGAATATTTATCTGAAATTTCTTTTTTTGTAAATTTTTTAATAAAAAATGAATCTAGAATATCTAAAACATCTGATTCCTTAAGTATTGCTTTAGGGTTGTTTTCTCCTGTTCGGTTAGGATGATTTTCGGACATATTCTTTTTTGTCTCTTCAGAATGATGTTTTCCGAAAAAAGGATTATTTTCTCCAGATGAATCCCAATGATTTTTAGACATTTTCTTTTTTGTTTCTTCTAGCCTAGTTTTTCCTTTGTTAGAATTTGATATTCTTGTTTTTGTTTCTTCTGAACAATGTTTTCCAAAATTAGGATTATTTTCCCCTTTGTTAATTTCTCTTAATTTGTTTTTTGTTTCTTCCGAGAGATGCCTTCCTTTGCCTAACTTTTTATGAGATTCTCTTAATTTTATTTTTGTTTCTTCTGATGTAACACGTCCGGAAGAACCATCCCCTCCTTTTGTCATATTATAACCAAATTCCGGATTATTGGTTTTATATTCCTTTATCCAATATATTTCTTTTTCTAACAAAATATTTTCTTCACAGTTTTCTATAATCCATAATTTAAAATTTTCTTTTCCATATTTACACCATGCTTTTCGAAGATGGTCATTTTTATGAATATTATTATTTAATTCTCTTTTATGAGCATTCCATCTTTTATTAATATTTACTGATTTTCCTATATATTTTTTATTGTTTATCATATTTTCTATACAATAGATTCCTGTTTCCATTCTATTCTCCTGTACTCCAAAAAATAAGAATGGGAAACGGGAGTCTCGCTTGTCAGATGATTCATGAGGTCATCCTATCCCATTCTTTTTTATTATATAGCAAACGAATCCGCTGTCCTTCTTATACCCCTTCTTTCGAGGCTTTTATTTATTTCTTTAATTACATCTTTTTTAAGTTTAGGTAATACTGTCTTATCTAAAGAACCTTCGACATTTATATTCATCTCAAAACTCATATCTCCATAAGTATTTTCACGAGGATTAGGTGTTATTGGTCTTGTTAGTTCTCCCGAAGAGCGTTGGGTTGGAGAAATTATTTTAATTGCTTCTATATTAAAACTAGGAGGCTTAGTATAGTTTTCAGGTATTCCCTGCACTTTTGATTCACCTTTATTTTTCAATCTCTTTTCTTCTTCGGAGAACATGTTGCCCACTTCTACTGCTATATTGGGAAGTGTACTTCTTAAAAACCTTTTCATCTGGTCTTCTGTGGCTACATATTCACCTTTTAGTAATTTGGAAAATACTTCTGTATCTTTTAAAACCCCTGAATATCTTTTATCTCCGTGCTTTGTGACAATACCGCCTTCATGCATACCACCTTGAGGACCTTCACCGGGTCCTGGGGGGTTTGGGGGTTCTGTAATATTTGGTGCTTCGGGAATTATTAAATCAGCATCGGCATTAGCTGCCGCTAGTGCTGCCGCTAGTGCTGCTCTCATTTCGTTTATTTTATCTATCATTTGCTGAATTTCGGCATTTACATGCTTTTTTGCTTGTTCCATTGTGCTACCCATGTCCAGTTCTTTTTGAATCATGTCCTCAATTTTTTCTTGAGTAAGACCGATTGCTTTTCCTATTTCTCCCCATTTGCCTAATATTTCTGCGGCAGCCAATTTAACGGCTAATGTATGGTCATTGTAAGCACTAGTCAAGCCTCCGCCTCCCCCGATGGCTTCTTTTATTTCATTAATTAAATCTAATTCATCCTGAAGTACTTCTATTTTATCGCCTATTAATTCTATTTGGTCTTCAATAGGCTTTTTTAAATCCTCTATTGCTCGCTTTTCATCCTCGTATTGGTGTATTATTAAATCAATGGCTTCTTGTTGCAGAGTAAGTGGATATATTAGTTCATCTAAAGCTACTTTTTGCTGTTCTAGCGGGTATATTAAGTCTTCTATTCTTATTTTTTCTTGTTCTAAACGAAATATAGCATCTTCTATTGGTATCTTTTGTTGTTCTAGACCATATATTATGTCATTTATTCTTAGTTTTTCAGCTTCAAGAGGTACTATCAAAGCATCGATTGCTTCTTTTTGTGTATTATATTTGTCTATAACCTCTTGAATTTTAGCTATTTGGTCATCGAGTAATGCTTTTTGCGCATTCATACCCTTTTCAAAAGCCGCATATGCATCATCTAAACCGCGTACTTGAAGGTCATATTCTCTATCTTCTTGAGTCTTAGCTAAATCTTCTCTAGCTGCGGCAGCTTCTTCTTCTAATTTTAATCTTCTTGCTATACCTTCTTCGCTGGTATCTAAAGATGCAATAGCAATTTCGGCTTCCAAGTTAGCGAGGGCTTTGTTCTTTTTAGTAAGTTCATCTAAGAAGTCTGCTTCTTCTTTTCGAAGTTGTAGGGCTTCTTTTTGTAAATCGATAGCTTCTTTAAAACTGCTAAGTTGTTTATCAATTGCATCTTTCTGCTCTTCCAAAGGTTTTATTAATTCTTCTTGAGCGGCTATTAGCTCATCGATTAAAGCCTTTTGCCTCTCATACATTTCTATTTCACGGTCAATTAAGGATATTTCCCTTTGATACATTTCTATTTGACGGTCAATTTCGGCTGTTTGCCTGTTAAGCATTTCTACTTGACGGTCAAGTAAATCTATCTGCTGTTGAAGTACATCTATTTGACGGTCAATTGCGTCTTTTTGCTTTTCATAAATATCTATCTGGTCTTGAATTACTTCTTTCTTTCTATTTTCTATTTCTATTAAATCATCAATGGCATCTATTTGTTCATCATAGATTTCCAATTGTTCTTGCATTAATTCTATTTCGTCTTCGTATGCTTTTATTTGTTTTTCAAGCGCTTCTGCTCGGGGGTCTTTTTTAGGTGGACCACCACCGCCAGATGGGATTGATGGCATAGATAATGGGGCAGGTGCATTAAAAGGCAAACCAGATGCAAATCCCGCTAATAATTCTTTTAAGACAGTAGTTAATTCTACCCCTCTTTGTATTGCTAATGCTGTGGCTTTATCAACTAAATCAGCAAAGGTTATATAACCTTTTGCTACAGCATCATATATTTGTGCTGATGAATAAGTCGTTAATGAAGTGCCTTGCTGTGTTGTCCATGCTATACCTTGTGTACCAGCTTCTGCTAAATTCCAGATGGAATCTGCAAGCCATTGATTAGTTTGGTCCATTTGAGAAGTTGTTAGGGTATATTGCTGACCCTCATACCATACTTTTGCTGTTACTCCATCTATAGCTGCCGATGCAGAATTAGCGCCATTTACAACCGAATTGTATAAATCGATATCAAGAGCTTTTAATAATTTTAATGCGTCTGCGTTTTGAAGATTTGCTTTTCCCCATTTTTTAATTAAATCTATATCAAACGCATGTGTTGTCTTATTTTTAAAATCATCCAAAGTTACAGATAGACCTTCTATATTAGCGTTGTTGATTTCATCAACGAATTTAGATACAGCAGTATCAAAATCTAATTGAGATTTAGTATTATCATCAGTTATAGCTTGAAGACCCGAAAGCCCATCTTTTATCATATTTATTTGCTGAAGTTGCTTATCGTATAAATCATTGGCTTGGATAATTCCAGCTATACGTCGCTCTTCTTGCTCGGCGTTGAGTTGCTCTTTTCTGTTGATTGTTGTGGGTTTTGTAGAAGAATCCTTTAATGCAGCATCTACGTCAGCTTTTACTCTATTTATAAGGTCTTGAATAAATTTTGAATCATAAGCATCTCCGACCAGTTCCTTAAGCCAAGGTTTCATTTCTCCGGTAGCAGAATCAAAACCACTACTAAATATTTCTATAAATTTATCTTGTTCTGTTTTTATATCGGATTCACTTTGACTAAAAATATCGTTGGTATCATCCATCATTTTCTTCAAACTGCTTGTCCAGTTCTCAGAACCAACTTCCCCGGCTTCTTTTAATTGGGATGTAACTGAGTCTAATGCATAAGTTGCGTTAGCAGAAAAATGCATCCAGCCTTTTGCATCATTAAGATTTTTTAAATATTGTGCAACAGCCTCTGCACCACTTCCTAATTTTTTTTCTTCAGCATCAGCATATACATTTAATGCATTTGTAAGAAGTTTACGCTTTTCTAATTCCAGTTCCATTTTATTTACTTTATCGTTATATGCTGGACCTTGTGTTTCCATATATAATTTAAAAGCGTCTTTTTCTTCTTGCGTTGCATTCTTAAGTTCATTTATTTTATCTATAACAGTATCTATATCTGTTGCCATGCTTAAGAAAGGACGTCCCTCATTAAATTTCCAATCTAGATTGGGAGCTATTCCTTTTAATTTTTCATATGCCGCTTGTAAAGCTTCTGTATCTTCTTCGTTTAAAAATCCTTGCTTTTGTTTTTTACTTCTTAATTCTTCTATTTGTTTGAATATATCTCTAGCTTCTTTTAATTTGTCTGGTATAGATTGAACTTTTTTAATATATTCATCTACAGATACTGTTGCTTCTTCGTAGGCTTTTTTATTATCAGCTAATTCCTTAGCATTTTTACGTACTGCCATTACTACTGCTGTGGTTACTAATCCTATTCCTGCAATAATTAATAATATAGGCGCAATAGCAATTAATAAAGGAGCTATAAGAGCCTCGAAGAAAAGTAGTGCAGCATCAGCAACTCCTACTGCTGCGGCAAGTTCGAGAAATCCGACTGATAATCCCCCAACTGTTATTGTTAAACCTGTGACACTGGTGATTGCGGTTAATATTGTTTCGGCATTAAAAGCTAATAATAATCCAATTATTATAGGAATAATTCCTTTAAGCCCTCCGAGGGAATTAACAAACCCCATTATACTAATTTGCGCATCTAAAAACCATTTTATCATATCGGAATTAATTATAGATATTTTGAATTCTTCAAATGCTGCTGTAAGTTGTCCCTGTTTAGCTTCAACACTCTCTAAATAAGTACCATAACGGTTCATTGCTAAACCATTTTGGTCAGTTTGGGCTGCCTGATATTGAAGAGCCTTATCCATATTATTCATCAAAACGAGGAATGCTTCTTTTTGACGTACACCACCAATAGCAACAGCAATTTCTATTTGTTCTCTTTCACCTAAAGTATCCCATTTGGCAGCAGTATCTTCTAATACATCACCCATGTTGCGGAAAGTACCGTCGGCTTCTTTCATTTCAATACCAACAGCGGTTAAAGCTTTTTCTACTTTACTGATTGTCCAACCTTCTTCATCTGTACCACCACCTTGAATAAGGGTCATTCTAGCAAACATGGTCTTAAACGCTTGACCAATCATTTCTGCATTCTGTCTGGTAACAGTAGAGACAGTACCGATATATGAAATTAACTGTTCTAGACCAACACCAGCTAAAGCAGCCGATTCAGAAGTATATCTTAAAGCGGTTGCAAGTTCACCCGCACTGGTTGCTGCGATATTATCTACCGCAATAAGTTTATCAACAACACTTGCTGTATCATCTACAGAAATTTTGAAAGCGTTTGTAATAGATGTAAGATAATTGGTAGCATCAGCAGATTCCATAGCACCTAATTTTGAAAGCATCATAGATGCCATCATGAGTTTTTGTGTTTCTGCAACAGTTCTACCTTGTCTGAACCATTCAACACTACCTTTTGCTATTTCAAGGGTAGAAGCACCCATTTCTTGACCTAACTTATTAAAAGATTGTGCTAGTGCATTTATTTCTTCTGGTGTTTTTGCACCTTCTGCTTGAAGTACTTGAATTTTTACCATTTCCGTATTTAAATCTATAGCATATTTAATAGAATCATTGAGAAATTGTTGAGCTTTATATACTAAACCAATAGAAAAAGAATAAGCAATTGTTTGTTGAACTGCATTAGCAATTCTATTGGAAAAACTCTGAAATACATTTGCACCAGTTTTTGTACCTTCCATTGCAGTATTCATTCCCGCAAATGCGTCTCTCAATTTTTTCACATTATCTGCGGTGAGTTCTCCCGCTTTCCCTAATCTTGTAAAAGTTTCTATCTCATTTTTTAGTGCAGCAACAGATTGTTTTGCTGCACTAACCTGAGTACCCCTCATTCCAGATAATTTTTTTTCGTTTTTATCAGCCGCAGCAGTATATCTTGTTAAATCACCTGCCATTTTGTCAGTATCAGTTGAAGTCAATTTTACTATCTGCTGAAACTTTTCCATAGCCTGAGATTCTGAAAGAAGTTTAACTTTCCCTTCGTCTATAGCTTTCTGTAAATTTTTTTCTGTCTGCGTATAATCTTTTGCTATTTTTGTAGTTCCACCAAATGCATCTCCGAGTTCTTTAACTTCCCCGGTTTGAATTTTAAATATTCCTTTTTCTGTTTTAATAGTTTTAAAAGTTGCTATTAATTTTCCAGTTCCGAGAGTAGCCGCATCAGTCATTTTTGTAAATTCTTCAATACCACCTAGCATGTTAACCATGCTTTTACCTTCCCGCATAGCAGGTAAGTCAAGCTTAAATGACTTGGATGCTTGGGAAAGTTTAGCATTCATATCGGCTACCGTTTTATCAACAGAACTCGGCATAAACACTGTCGTGACAGGAAATACAATCTCTAAACCACCACTAGCCATCTAGCACCTCCTTCTCCATCTCTTTTATCACTTCTTCGCTTTTTTTAATGTCGAAGACAGTTGCAATAGGGAAGATAATTTCTATTCTGCTTCCAGAAGCTATTGTCATATAAACCTCCTCAATAAAACCATAAAACTACAATTTTAAGTTCTCTAAACCCTCATATATTCTATCTCGGGCTGATGTGTCGTCGTAAATTTGAATCATATCACTTGACCACCCCATTAATTCTTTAATTAATTGTGGGGGTATATTTTTCTTTGAAAATAATGTTACTAAATAATGACGGACCGCATGGGCGTAAAAGGGTACACCTAAATATTTTTCAAAGCCTTCAATCCAACCTCGTACAGTAGCACCAGTAGCAGGAGTTCCGTCTTGTTTAATAAATAAAAAATTATGATTTAATTTTTTTTCTTTTAAAATTTTGGCTCTTTCTTTAAGCCATTCTTTATAATAAGGCATAAACTTTTCTTTTAAAATATATTTATAAAGTAATTTTCCTGATTTTCCCTTGCCTTTTGTACGGATTTGCTTTGTGGTTTCGATAAATAAATCTCCAAACGCAGTTCTATTTTCATCAATTAAATCTGTCTCGAAACATAATAATTCTGTAAATCTAGCACCGCTAGTTGCAGCGAGGGCGAGCCAACACGCTTGTTGCTTTTCATTTTTACTTAAGTGTTCTAAAAGATTTTCCATTTGTTCGTCTGTTAAAATAGTTTTTTCTCTCCGCATTTCTTTGGGACTCGATTCTATAATATTCAAAATCACATTGCGAAAATTAGGGTATTCTTCGTCATAGAACTTAGTAATAAAATTAGATAGAGAAGATAATGTGCTTCTAAGATTATTTAATCTAGCCGAACCTAGTTTTAATTCTTCTGATGCATAAGAGAAAAATTCGGAAAATTCTAATTTTTTAATATCTGTAAATTTTTTATTGTTATTATTTAAAAGATTCCATGATAAAAACATTGTCAAATTTGACTCATAAACTGTAATAGTTTTAGGGCTAACCCTTATTTGTTTATCTTTTAAAAACCTATTCATTAAAGATATATTTTCAGAATTCATTTGTGATGTTAATTCATCAGATGTTATTATTTTTCTAAATGTTTTTCTTGGCATTTTTATTCTCCGTTTTGATAATCTTGAGGAAAATTAAGTTTACCTAAATCATGATAAAATTCCCAAGATGATTTGTCAAAAGTTTTTGCAGCTTCGATGATATCCGAGTAATAACCTAAATATATTCTATTCCTATTTGTAGGATTAACAATTCTAACTATAAAATAATTGTGTTTATCTTTTGTTATTCCTATATATCCTAATTTATTGTTTTTATTTTTTTTACAAGACGATGAGTTGCTTGCTTTTTTTCTTGATTCCTCGGAAACAACTCTTCCCTTTAGTGCTTTGGATATTTTATCTAATGTTTCTTTAGATAATCGTTTTCCGTACATGGGGTTGTTTATACCAGAAAGAGCCACTCTTAGTTTTTCTCTATGCTCATCTGTAATAATTACATTTCTCATTGGGGTGATTCCTCCCCACGATATATTATATCCGCTTTCTGTGGAGTGAGAATGTAATTCTTTTATCCAATAAATCTCTCTTTCATCCAATAAGTCTATATGGCATTTCTCTATAATAAAAAACTTAAAACAATCTTTTCCATATTTATTCCATGCCTTTTGAAAGTAGACATTATTTGATTTATTATTTTCAAGTTCTCTCATGTGTCTCTTATATCTTCTATTTATATCTTGAGTTTGACCTATATATTTTTTACTATCTATTATATTTTCAAAACAATATATACAAGAACAAGTGTCTAATTTTCTCATTTTATAACTCCGCTCTTAATGAAGAATGTAAGCCCTACAGAAAAAGCATCTGACTCGTCATAATTCTGAAGTTTTATTTTTGGGTATTTCTCTTTAATCACCCAATATATTTCTTCTTTAGTCATATTCCCCTTTCCTCCAACTATCTTTTTTACGCTGGATGCCGGATAATAGGTCTGTTCATATTCTGCAAATAAATAATTTACTAAACCATGAACTCTAAAAATCATTTGAGTACTTTGATTATAACGAGTAAACCCTTGTTCAATCACAAGTATTTCGGGCGCATATTCTTTTGCTATTTTTTTTAATTCATTTCCAATAATTTGTAGCTTAAGCTTGGTTTCATTTTCGCTTTTAGTATCTATGGTAAATGCTTTTACAAATTTACCATCATTGGAAAAAATACATACCCCTGTAGAATTTAAAGATAAATCTAATGCATATACATATGTTTCCATTATACCTCCCAAAAAAAGAAGGGAGTATATTATTCATATACTCCCTTCCTAAATAGATAGATTATTTAACTGGTTCTTTTCCAGCGTTTGCTTTGGCTTCTGCTCTTTGTTGATTTTTCTCATAACTAAAACCAAACAAAGGTGTACCTTTAATGGTGTTGTAAGTAAGTTGACCACCCAAGATTTGAATGACATAACCCAAAATAAATGTAAGTAACTTGAGCCATTCGTTTACATCTGACCATACAATAGGTACTTTTAAGAAGTAAACAACTGTTACTGCAAGGAATACAAAGAGGCTGATTCCTTGATACCATTGTTCTGATTGACCATCTTTAATTACACCAACTTTTTTAAGTACACTTATAAAAATAGAAACAAATGCACCTAATCCGGCTAATCCGGCAATAATCATTAAAATATTTTCTAACATTTTTTTATTCTCCTTTTTTAAATAAGTATTTTATTTTTTTATGTAAGTTTACTTCTATCAAATCCAAACGATGGCATAGTTTTATCTGTCAAACTCATATAAAAAGACGTTCCTTTTCTTTGTCTTTCGAATATATTATTATCATAAGTAATCATATCATATCTTTTCGTATATAAATTTTGTAATGTTTTAAATGTTTGCATCATCGGATTAATTTTATTACGACTTAAAGCTCCTCCCTCAAATGTTGCATAAAAATCTAAATTTTCCATAGATATTTTAAAAGTTTCTTGAACTGTAATTTTTCCGCTTACTTCTACGGTTTCAAAATCAGAAGTTAATCTTTCAAATCTAACAATTGGACCCGGGCTTGTGGAAGTATCTTTTAGATAATCTCCGGAATTCGGTATAAAATGTTTTTGAGGAGATGTCATTGCTTCTGCTATTCCTCTTTTTACTAATTTTCTTATTTCTCTTATTTTAAGTTCTACATATAGCGCCATTGCGACAAAAACATATTGTCTAGATATCGCAGTACCTCCCGGAGAATATGGTTCGGAAATTATCAGTAAAAGATTTTTCATTTTTATATATAATTCTAGTAGAGCCATTGCTTCCATTTTTTCTGCTTCTAATAGTATATCTCTTGCTTTTTCAATACTTGGTTCTGATTCATCGATTATCATTGCTATTGTGTAGGAAGCAACTTTTATTTCTCCGGCTCTTTGTGTTTCTTTTATTTCTGCAACTCCGGGAATATCCGGTAATGGACTATTTCCAGGACTACTTACATTATTAAAAATTAATACATCTTGAAAAAAATTTCCCAGTTGTTGCTTGTTAATTGGAACATCCCCTAGGAATTTTATAATCCCTTTATCAGTTTCATAACTTATTTGCTTACTGGGTAATCCGGTTTTTTCATCTACAGCTAGTGTATATACTCCTTTTGCCGCAGCATTTCCCGCTGCTGTTTCTAACATGTTTTTAATTATTGTAAATTTATCCTCTACAGCTTTTGCCACATCGTTAGGAACATTCGCAGCCCCAAATAAATCCTTTGCTACCAAAGACATATTACCAGAATATTTCTTATACGTAGAATCTACTGTATCTTCTTGTATATCTTGGATAAAATCTACAATATCTTTAGAAGTAAGACCTTTTCCTAATCCGTATTTCATTGCTTCCGATATTCTTTCTTTATGAGTAAAAAATGGATTTCCTACTTCAATATTCATCATAATATTTTACCTCCTTATAACTATAATTTACAAGAAGGTCCATAAAATTATCCTTTTAAAAGGCTAAATCATCTTCTTGTCTGCGTATCCTTTTTTGCTCCATTTCTCTTTCATACCCACAATTTTTATTAGAACAAGCAATGTATTCTTCAGCAACAACAACAGGAATTCCATTTCTTATTTCACTTATGTCTCTCACTCTAATTTGAAGTATGCTCTTACATTCCGGACAACGTTCACTAAGGGAACGCTTTAGTCTGCCTATCATTTTATTCCTTTTTTATCCCATCATTCAGTTCGTCTATTAAAGGTTGCTCTATAGAAGCTAAATCAGAAGGGTTTCTCATGATATTAGCTTTTTCTAAATCATCAATAAGTCCCATTCCAACATTTTGTAATTCCTTAATATCGTCCGGGGAAATCTTGTTTATTTGGTCTATAAATCCTTCGGCTTTTGCTAATAAATCAGAAAGAACTTTTCCGAGTGAGTTGTCTAACTTTTCTTGTTCTTTTACTTCATAAACAACTTCGTCTAATCTTCTTTTAAAATTCCAATAATTAGTAATTTCTCTAGTTATCATTTCCCAAAGTTTATCATCGACGTATATATTATTATCCACATCACTCATGTCAATGTTTGTGTTGAGTTGGATAATATAAAACATTAACCTACATTCTGCTTCAAAAACATGATATTTAGTTTTTTCTACCACAATTTCAGTTATGTCTCCAAAGAAATCTTTAATATATTCGTTGATTAAAAGTACTTCTTCTGAAAAATCGATAAATGGGTTTATTTCTATACTTACCCCATCATATTCAATTATTTTGTTTTCCGGAGTTTTTATCTCCAATTTAACCTTATCCATTATTTCTCCATTTTTTTAAAAAAGATAAAAAATACACCGTCATTTTTCAATGACGGTGTATTCTTATATGTTATTATGTTCCGTAAGCAATCCAAGATACAAGGGCATAGTGTGCCGCCATGCTTCCTGAAGCTGCAATCAAAGGTGTCCAGCTTGCGCTAGTAACCATCCAAGACGAGACCCAAATAACCCCCGCAACACTACCTGTAGTAGCCGTAACCTTACTGTGTATGTTTGTAGGACTTCCCGATAACTCAGCTACAACCCCGAGAACAGTTGATAATCCTGTAACTATTGGTATAACTGGACCACTCGGGGTAAAAGACCCACTGATAATCCTTTTATAGCCAGATACGCTACTTCCAGAAATAACTATACTTCCAGAAGTTACTAAAGCATCTAATACACTCCCTAGCGCTACATCTTGTGCGGCGCTCATGGAGTTATTCAAATTTGTAATTTGTGTTGAAGTTAAAGCCATAATTTAATCCTCCTTTATAATTAGCTTTTAGATACATAAATAATATCGCCAGCTTTTAATTTCTTATTTTTATATTCTTCCGGGATAGCGATTTCTGTTCCGCTTCCATTGCTATCAATCCCATAAAATCCCGCAGAATCGACTCTAAGAATTGTAAAGGGAAATTTATCAGATGTAGGTTTTGATTCTACAGATTTTTCAATTTCTTCTATTACTTCTTCACTTTCTTTCAAATCGAAAACAGGTTCAACGGGAAATTCTATACTTTCTTTTTCTCTATTGTCTATATTTTCTTCAATATTCTTTTTTGGCATTTTGTTTTCCTTAATATAGAAGGGGTAGTTTTATTCTACCCCTATTATTATGCGGCAACTGTAACTCCGACATACCCGATAATTGTAGAAGCCGACGTAGCTGAAGCCGATATAACAACCGAGCCAGCCGCCAATGCTACAACTGAACCACTATGAGGTGCAGCACTTACGCAACTCGCAGCAGTGGAGCTAAAAGAAAGATATACATTAGGAACTTTAAAAGCGCTCCCTGTATAAGGAATAGCATAAACCACAAAGGTTTTACTTTCACCAACTGTTAATGAAACATTTCCACCTGAAAAAGATAATGACGAAATATTATCATACCAGTTTGTATTATCTATAATTTCAGTAATTGTAGCATAGTATGAATCAACTGTACATGCATCTGCACCTGTAGCGGTTGGTGTATAAGCAAGAGCCGTACCAGTAAGCGGTGTATTGGATACACCATCAGCTTTCATGGAGATTGTAAAAGCTCCTGAAAGTTGTGCTCTAGGTACAATAATTTGTACCATACCAATCTTATTTGTAGTAACATCAGCAGAATTCAACTGAGTTTCCATAACCAATTTCAAAACTTGTGGAATCATACTTGCTTTGATGGTGATACTTTTTCCAGCACTTACGTTTGCTGTAAGATAACGTACACACCAATTTCCACTTGTTTCAGTTCCTACAACAGGAAAACTTCCTATTGAACCACTGAATGTAACTCGTTGGGTAACACCCAAAGGAGAAGTTGCCCAACCATATATGGTTGTACCTGTGAACGCTAAAGGTATTTCACTAACAGAACCAGAACTACCTTGAACTGCTATGGTTTCTTGCACATAATAGTTACCAAGTTCATATGTACCACCCACTGTTGCTCCAACTAATTCTAGATTCCATTGCGCTTCTGTTAAGTTAAATTTCATTTCCGCAGTGTGATAGTAAGTATAAAGCAATTGATTACCACGTCCACCACGAACAGGTGCTGAACCTAGAGAAACTTCGATAGAACTGTCTAGCAGTGTCTTTGCTACGAAAAGCAGATTATCATCGTTGTCATACCCAAAAACGTCTGCGACACTTGTCAAGAATTTCTTTATAGCCATAATTTTAAACCTCCTGTATTTTTTTAATAAATGCTATTTTTTAGCACTGTCGAATGATACTTTATCTTGCATTTCTTGCAAGTCTATAGTAACATCATCGTACTCATTTTTATCGTCTAAATCTGTTAACCAGTGTTTAATAAACGACTTATCTTTGAACTCAACCATCCCCGACATACTTGCTCCTAGATAAATTTTATAGTGTATTAGATTATCCATTCTCCTTATGCTCTTTATAAATTTCCTTATGCTCATAGAGTATATATATTCATGAGTCCATCCTGTTGAAACAGAAAGAGAGATAATATAATCTTCAATAGATGCAACCCCTGTACCAGCTATTTTTCTTTTAAATTCTCTGGCTTTTTCCATAGAATCCCTAACTTCTTTAGAAATATTTTCGTCTATTAAGTCTACAAGATTTTGTGTTGCTATTATTTCTTTTATTTTATCAAAATCATCAGATGTATATTTCTCTTCTTTAATAAGGAAAAAGGGTTTCTTTGTTTCATCGTCGTATCTATATCTTTTTATGCTTTCTTGTATTTCTGTAAATGTATCATCTTCTTTCAGACACATTGCCAATAGCCTATCGAACCATATTAGGTAAGGATAATCTACTGGATTTTTTTCAGTAATATTAAAAACATATTCCATATAAGTCATTGAGATTATTTCCGGGTTGGGGATGCTATTTTTATCTATATTTAAGCATTGAGAATAAATATTAAAGAGTATATAGTCTTTTACTGTTACCGGATATATATTTATATTTTTATACGGAATAGGTAAATCATAAGTAATATAATATGAAATATCCATATTTTTATGCCGAGTAAGTTGAGAATATTATTTGTTTTCCACCAAACGGTATTTGACCAGCTTGGAATAAGCGAGAACTTTGGTCAATCATCCTATCTATAGCCATCAAGCCCAATATACCTATATTTACACCATTGAATAAAGCAAGAAGTTCTCCCGCAATTGTATCAATTCTAGTAGTATAATTAGACAAATGATTTATTTTATAATGGGAAAATATTTCCATGCTTACTTCAATAACACCAATAGTACGATTATAACCCATAGCGTAATGCGGCATTATTCTTACCAATGTTACTTCTTCTACTAAAACATCGGGTTGTTTCCCATCCATAAAAACATTATATTTTGAACTATCTTGTTGTCCAGCATATATTAGAGCCGCTTTTTCTTCTTGTGTTAAATCTGGTTTATTCCAAGCATCAGGGCTAGTATATTTCAATAATTTCCAAACTGATTCATTATTATCCATCATGTGTTTTATACAAGTATACGATATTTGGTTAAAACGTTGAAAATCATTATAGGCTATAAACCCGATGTCTTGTGTTGGTATATTTGGCATTGTTTTTCTCCTTTAAGCAGTATCAAATTGCCATGCTCCACGTAAGAAAATATCAAACGATTTTGGAGCTACAACGGAACCAGTTGTGCATTGTACTGTCAGGTGAGATGTTAAATCTTTTAACATATTTGTAACTTTAAAGTGATTTCCATCAGTTTGAGAAAATATATAACTAGTAGATGGAACATTACTACCGCTACATGTAATAATAAACGAACCAGACGATTGAATATTATTTTCATATAGATAAACTGAATATGTTCTATTAGTTCCCTCTAGAATATAATTTGTATTTGGACTGATTAGTATATTGTTATTCATTGTTGGGCTAGCACTAACAGTCACCCAACAAGTATCACTTGCTGGATTTCCATAGACAGAAGCCGTTATTGTGCAATTTCCATTTGTGTTGAAAGCAACAAGAGTACTTCCGCTGCTTCCACTAACGGAAGCCACTGTAGGGTTAGAGCTTTTCCATTCTATTGCTCTTATAACACTGTCTCCATTATAAATAACATTTGCATTTAATTGTATTGCCCCAGTGGGGGAACCTGATATACTCCCACTATTTAAAGTAACATGATAAACATTAGTATGTACATCACAAATACCGTTAACAATATCATCCAATTCCTCATTAAGAAAATTAGCAATTAAATCTAATGTTAGTATGTGAGCACTGTTATTGTCATAAGTTGTAACATTTGTAAAGTCATTTATACCTGTTCCTGTCACTTTATAACATACCCAATGTTCAGGATTTCCAAACAAGAACCTTTGGTTTTCATTTATTTTACCACTTCGCTCATTTAATTGAGTTATAATATGTAAAAATCCACCGGGAGTTGGGAAAGGCGAACCTTGTGTAATATAATCTCTTGGTTCTTTTACCAGATATTCTATAGCACAAGGTTCTTCATAATAAACACCTGTTGCTTCATCAATCCATCTAAGTGTATTATTACACCTTCTAATTGTGCATGTTGCTGCTATATTTTTGATTACTTCGGTGTTTATAACTATCCAAGTGTTATTATCAAATATATAGCGTAGTCCTAAATCTAATTGATGATTTAGGTCAGGAAACAAAACTGTTTTCCAGTCGTCTCCAAGTTTTAAACCAGTTTCTGCGTTGATAACATGATTTATACGAACATCCATGTTAGCATATTTTTCAGTACCTATTCCTGTTTCTTCTCGAATAGTCCACCAACTTGAAGAGTTATAAAATTGTTCATTAAGAGTTTGTTGGAATAAATCAATATATTGTTGTTTAGGGTTTTCCCCTTTTTTTGCTCCTGCATACATTGAAGCGGGGATGGATTTATATTCATAAGTCATATTACACCCCCGAGAATGATTGGGTATACCAATCAGTCCAGTCATTTCTTTTATAACTATAATCTTGTAATAGCTGAGAACATTGTTCTTTTACTATGTTTAGATGATTTGATTTTTCTCTTAGATTTTGTGCTTCAGAAGCTATCTTAAAATCTCGGTCAGTTATATGCAAATTTAGTTGGGTTATATCTCCCACAACCTTTTGGAGCCAATATCTCATCATTAGCGTAGCTAAGATGGTTTTATTGTCCCGGCTTAATTCAGCCGGGAATTCTTTTGTGGTATTATTGTAATTTAGGTCTTGGTCACATACTTTAAAATCTACAATTGCAAAATCTAACCATTTTTGTAGATAATCTTCAAAATCCGGGAGAGATGTATTAAACAAATCTATGAGCCTATAATCAGTAACAGTCATAAGAAAATAATCGTAAATCTCAGATAAACTTGTATTAGCCATTTTCGCCTCCATATGAAAAGTTAAGCGGATTGCTTAAATTATTTGTGATTATATAAGAATCATATGCTTTTGCTGCATCTTCTTCTTTTTCATAAATTCCTATATATTTACTTTTTCCATTTAAACATATTCCAGCGACCCATTTGTTATTGGGTTTTTTAAAACATACGCCTAAAAACTTAGAAGAGGTGATTTTTCTTTTCTTTCCAAAAAAAGGATTATTATTTTTAGAAATATCTGCGTGATTTTTAGATATATTTTTTTTATGCTCCTCTGAAAAAACTTTTCCTTTGGAAGATTTTGACATTCTCTCTTTTGTTTCTGCCGAATGGATTTTTCCTGTTCTAGATTTTGACATCTTTTCTTTTGTTTCTTTAGAATGTCTTCCGTTCCTTCCCGCTGTTTTTATATTATATCCTTTATCCGGATTAAGAGTATCGTAGGCAATAATCCAATAATTTTCCATTAAATCTAAAAGATTTTCATTACATTCTTGAATAATAGAAAATTTAAAATTTTCTTTACCATACCTATTATATGCTTTTTGGAGGTGATTATTTCTATGTCTATTATATTTCAAACTATTTCTATGTCTTATTATTCTATTACTAATATCAATAGCTTGACCGACATACTTCTTATTGTTCACAGTATTTTCGATACAATAGATGCCAATCATTTGACCTCCTTTTGATTATTTTATTGTTGTTGGTTCTGTTCAACCAATTCTTCTGCTAAAGCTTTCTCTTCTTCTGCTTTTTGTGCAATATCAATTTTTGATAATCTGGAAATTCTATCTACAGTATACAAATTTACAGAGCCAGAGTCATTCTTTACTTTTTCAATAAGCAATTGTACAATTACTTTTTGCTGATTTGAATTGGATGAATTATAAAGGTCGATACAATATTCTGTGTTTATATTGTTTAGTATTTCTTCTATTTTTTCCTTTGTTAATATTTTGGAGTAAACTTCATCCAGACCATGCTGGCGTATAACTAACGGGTCAAGTATATAAAAATATCCTGATTCCATGAAAGTTCGATTGACTTCTATTATATCTACCAAATCTTTATAAAGAATGTTTTTCACTTCCCCAAACTTGGTAAATTTTTTAACATCTCCCTGCCCACCTTCTTTAGTTGATAGGTTTAACCTATAAGGCAAAAGGCTCATAACAGGTACATAATCGTCTAGCAGAACTTTATTTCTTCCAGTTTCTATTGTACGTTTTCCCATTTCTGGTTCTACGGTATCAATGGTTGGTTCTAATTCGGCTAGTCTTGCTTTCAAAGCTTCGACTTCTTTTTTTTCGTCGGCTGAAAGCTGTGTAGATGATTTTTTGTTCATTTTTCTCCTTAATATTTTTTAGGAAGGGGCGGTTTCCCGCCCCTATTCTATAATAGATTATGCTAATTGAATTGTTGCAGCAACAGCGTTAGTTGCAACAGCGGTACCCCAACTCTTAATAAGGGTTGAAGTTTGAATTAAGTTAGCGTTTGCGTAAACATCACTGGTATATGAAAGTACATTACCTTCCAAAACAACCTTGATGAGTTTTTGTGACGAAGGGGAAACAAGCCAGATACGAGAATCTGAGAGTTTCAAACCGAATGGGGTCTGCCAATCAGCTACCTGTGGGAGTACCATAATATCGGTTCCTTGGAAATCACGTAGATAACCAACTTTCACGTATTCGCTTTGGAAATCATAGCGATAGTTGGCGTTTGCAGGAAGAATGCTCGCTAAAGCGCGCTGAGTACCGATAGCAACCGCTTTTGAACCACCATTCCACGCAGCAACAGTTTGTGAAAGACGAACAAATTCTGACTGAGTATAGCCAGCTACAAGTAAACCAGTGCTTGCAGTAGCGTCAACAGCATCCATTGCAGTGTAGAAAGCATTGTACACGTCAACAGCTAATGCTGTCTCGAATGAACGTACCATCTTCATAACAAAGTCTGCTAAAGATTCTTTTCCTGCAAGAACTTTCATTAATGACACAAATACTGTCATTTCACGAGGTTCTGGAATAACTGTAATCTGACCTTTGAACTGCTTGTGTAGTTCGGTTGTTCTCTTGCTACGACCTGCTTTAGAAACGATGAATAAATCACGAGGACTTACATCGAACGCCGCTGAGTCGCCCCAACCGATTGTACGAACTTCGGAGTAAATTCCAATACTGTCAATGATAGTTTCTGGAAGAATCATATCAATAACAGCAGAAATAACTGCGAAGGTTGCCCACTTTAAAGCAGGGTGATTTGCCCAAGTCTCAATAGAGAACGTGTCAAAATTTTGAACACCTGCTACACGTAAAATTTCACGTTTTAAAGCTGCATTTAATTTTTCCTCTTTTTCTGAGAAGCTAAGAGGTACAACTGCACCCTCGGGTGTAATTGTATTTTGTTGATATTCAACATTTTTCGCACCGTTTAAAGCACGATAGTGATTCCAATAATCAACGAACATTTTATAAGGTGTTAAGTTCTGTTCACCTGCGAAAGTAAGTACTTGATTTGGGATTTTCATAATATATATCTCCTTTTATCCAAAATTATATAGAAACGCATTCCAGCTTATAAGCTGCAACACGCTGGTTATCAATAGCACCAGTAGCAAGGGAAATATATGTTGTTGCAATATATTTGTAGACCAGACCTGTTCCTTGTGCATTTGCCCATTCTAACTTATAACTATATGCGATAGTACCAGCATAGGTATTAGATGAGAAACTTCCGGTAAAAGCATCGGCTGTAAGTACTATAATGTCTCCAAGTTGTGGCTTGTAAGCGGAAAATACCTTACCTGCCGCATTGAAGAAATTACGTGGGTCAGGGTCAAGACCTTTGTATTGAGCGTTGGTAACAACAATTTCGTCACCAGAATATGCCATCCATAAATTCGTAGCGGAACCTGCAACTGGTGGAGTAACAGCAAATACTTCTGTTAAACTACCGGAAGTGTACTCCGCACCCATTAATAAAACGTTACCATTATCTAATGCAACAGAGCCACTCATAACGCTTCTATTTAAAGAATCGATGTTCATTGCTGCAATTGCTGATGGAATTAAAACTGCATGTGCCATAATAAAAACCTCCTGTTTTTAAATTAAATTGATATACCCTTGGTTTTAATCCCAAAGGCTTTTTTGTTTCTTGGTTGCACCACCAAAAGGTAGTCCAACTTCTATAGTGCCCTTGCTTTGGGGAATCCTGATTGCAAAATCAAATGATTTTGCTTTGCAGGAATTTTTCCATGCTTCCATATTTGCTAAAGTATAATTTGCGGCATCCGCTTTCATTTCTGCTTTAACATCATCAGGAAGATAGACAGACACAGAGAGTTCTTTCAAAGTTTCATTAATTGCAAACTCTTTCTGTTGACCCTCTAATTCTGCTTTGAACTTCTTGAGTTCTTCGTTTTCTGCCATATATGCTTTTTTCTCTTCAGCCATTAATGCCATCTTATTACATAGCTTTTCGATTTTTGCAAATAGACCATTCATAACGATTCCGAAGTCTGCTTCTTTGCCTTTGGCGCATTCCACCTTAGCCATTTTTACATCATCTTCATCGTCATCTGCTGAGAACATTTCACCACATTTCTCAATGGGGAATTCAAATTTCTTTGATTTCTCTTCTTCTAACTTTTTCTTTGCTTCCTCTGCTGCTTTAGCTTTTGCTTCATCAACAGCCATTTTTTCAGCTACTGCTTTTTCAGCAGCAACCTTTGAATCAGCAGCCATTTTTGCCTTAGCTTCTTCATCAGCAGCCATTTTTGCTTTTTCTTCTACCTCAGCAGCCATTTTTGCCTTAGCTTCTTCATCAGCAGCCATTTTTGCTTTTTCTTCTACCTCAGCAGCCATTTTTGCATCTGCTTCGGCTTTTTCAGCAGCCATTTTTGCATCTGCTTCGGCTTTTTCAACTGCCATTTTTTCTTCTTCGGTCATAGTATCCTCCTTGATAAAATCTTCTGTATCGTCCGCAGACGCTTTTACAGTACTACCTTCGTTTTTTACCCATTTTTCATCTTCTACATGATGAGTTTTCTTAAACGAACTTATTGCAATAGCCCAACCATTTTTCTTATCATCTGAACCAATCGAATCTGCTTGCGCAGCAATCGCATTAGCTTGGGCGAGAGAAATGGGAGGGGTAATACCCTTTAAAGATGGATTCACATCCGCCTTTGACTTATAAGGAAATGTGACAAGTTCGTTGTCAATTTTTTCTGACATATTTTCTGCCCATTCCTTTGCATAATCTCCACCGAAAAGAAGCCAGTCAACGGTTTCTCTGCTATGTTTGTGTGTGGAAAAATAATTATTAATTTCTTTTATTTTTTCGGGAGTTATTATTTTATTTTTAGTTAAATATCGTGCAAAGGCGATACCTGTAGATGTACCACCTCCCTCCTCTTTTCGAATTTCAAGACCTTTTTCAACAGCATATCTTACTTCTTTGGGGATTATGATTTCTGTGAAAGAGAATTCCTTCTCTAAATCTTCCTCATATTCTTTTGCAAAAGACAAAACAGTTGCATTAGCCATAGGTATAGCAGGAGTCACATAACTTCCTAAAACAGTTACCCCTTCATATCTAAAATCAAGAAGTTCAGTTTTTCCGTCTTTTTTTGGTTGAGTTTTATATACGCTCATTTCGACACTGACAGGCTTTTTTCCTCCATCCCTCTTGAAGAAACCTAACAATGGACCAGTATATCTTTTCCACACATAAGCTATGGCTGATAACATTGTCCTCCCATCTTCCAGTTTTTTACTTGTGATTATAGTACTATCTGGAACAAAACCGCAAGGAACCTCTTCGGGGTCATGTGTATAGACATCATCTAGCACCGCATCATATTTCCAGACAAGAGGGCAATTCTTAATTGTATCTGCTGTGCGAAGTAGTGTCTCTTCGGAAACATACATATCGTGAAGATTATCTCCAGAAGCAAAAAAGTCTAAAGCCAAAAGAGCGAAGTTAGAATCAGGATTTTCCTGAATCATTTCAACATTTTCAATTGCAAAACTAATTTTTTTCATCAATTTACCTCCCTTCCTTGGGTTTTTTATAATATAGATAATATTTTTACATCTAAAGGCATTTTTTTCAAACACTCTTTTAGCTTATCTGTTTTAGCAAAATAAAAATATTTTTTATCGAAGCTCAATAAAGGCAAGCGACAGTGAAATATAAGCCAACTTTTAACATATTTGTTACATCTATATTTTTCAGTAATTATTTCCGGATTAGTAATCATGACATATGTTTACCCTCCTGAAAAAGATTTATCAAATAAAACTAAATCTTTTGTCATTTTTATATTTAAAGCAAATTCGTTGGCTGAATCTTCTTCTTCTACTTGTTCTTGTAACATATCAGAAAGAAGGGGTAAATCTATATATGATTTATTTCCTAAAGCAAAGTCATAAATACTTTCTAGAGATTCGGTTGTACTTTCTTCTGTAGAAATATACAAATCCCCAATGCTTGCTAAAGTATCGATTGTATAAAAAGGTATTATCGGGGAATCAATTTCTCTGATATTAACTTTCCCACCTGTTCTATCGTTTAAATACCCAACTATTTTATCTCCATGACTTTTTTCATGTAAAGATTGCTCATGAAAATATTTGGCGATATTTTTAAGCTGAAAATCTTCGAAAATAGACTCTAATTGAGTATATATCAATTGATTTCGGTATTCGTGTGTAATTTGCTCATTAAAAGCATTATTTAGACTATCTAAGAGTTTCATTTTCCTCCTTTCGCCTCCATCTTTTTTAACAGATTAAGACATTTTTATTAATTAGATTTTTCCACCGCGCCCTAAATTTTGTCCACCGCTCCGGGTATCCTCAGTTTCCTCTGAGATTTTTGTTATATCTTCTTGGGGTCTACCTGGCTTAGCGGGTTGTCCCGTAGCAGTTGTTTTTCCCTCGGGTTTAGCAGGAGTTGCCACACCGGGTACACCGGGGGCAGGTTTTGGATTCAATTTAGCTTGTTTTTCTGCAACCTTTTCTTGATTTTTAGCAGTTTGGTCTGCTAACTCCCGCTGGTTTTTAGCAGTTTGGTCAGTTAAATCTTTTTGCTGTTTACCTGTTATTTCCGCTATTTGCTTTTGACCTTCGAGAGCGGGTGGTTTAATCAAATCCATAAACCCACTCCCTTGTGCTTCTTCCAACTGTTTTCTTAATTGAGCGGGTTTCATTCCTATAGCAGCCGCTATTTTTTGAGGTAAAATAATCCCCACATTAAACAAAGTCATTATAGATTCTAATCTTTGTTGTCTGTTTAGGAAAAATTGTGTACCTTCAAAAACAAATTTAAATTTAAACATCTTAGTGAATTTATTAATATAATAATTCATAAAGATATTAAATTGGTCATATAGCGCTGTCATCATTTGCTCATCAACATTCAAACTCAATTGAGTTTCAAGAACATTTGGCTTAATATCGCTTGTAAATATCAAGTTTGTGTTTACACCACTAGAAGCCAGTGTTGTTTTTAAATAACTATCGTATAACTCATTTTCTGAGTCAAAACTAATACCCTTCATATCTTCCAAAGGCGCAGAAGCAACTTTAATAGCTTCATTAATACTGCTTTTTACTAATGCTAAGAATTTACCAAGTAAATCAGGGCTAATAGCAATCATATCTTTTACACTTGCTTTAGCGTCTCTGTTTAGCATTGGAACTTGACCGATAATCATTTTACTTGCCGCAGCCATAGTTGCTTGCTTTTGAAGATTACGCATTAAAGATTGTAAAATCAAATCACTAAACAAAGGTGTAAAATATGGCAATCTAGTTGCGAGTTCAGGAGAATATTTAAAACATACACCAACATCGATAGGAATATCAACCCAATAAATCCAAGTCGAATTTCTCATCTCCGGTGGCATGGAAGGTATATATGGTTTTTGCTGATTTCCGTTTACCCATATTTCTTTATATTTCTTTCTAAAGAAATCTGGATACATGTTGATATCAACCCCAGGAATTAAAAACCAAAACATATTAAAACTGAATAGAAAGCCACCTTCCCATCTTCCGGTTATTTTGCAATAATCGGCAGGAAGTTCTTGTAAAACAATACTATCTCCTAAATCTCTAATAGCAGCAAAATATGCATCATTCCTTACCATTTGTTTAACAGCAATAGATAATTCTTTTTTATAAGCGAATTTTTCTAGAATGTCTTCTACTGTTTTTAGGTCTTTTTTATATTTCGGGGTTTCATAATCTTTAAGTTCTGCACTTGATGTATATGTAATATCAAACGCAAGCATATCAGCCATATAGGTGATAAGCCTTTTATAAACCATAGATTTCATTTCGAAATCTTGAGAAAAAGAGCGAAGTTGCAATTCGCTATCTTTAGGCGAAGAAAGTGCTGTATTAAGTTCACTTTCTGTAGCCGCCATTGGATTTAGGGTAATATCACGCATGCGTTGATTAATAAGTTCGGGGGTTAAATAGCCCTGTCCGTACATATTTGTCATTGCACGAGCAAACTCTATAACTGACCAAACATTTTCTTCACTGATTAAATTTTCTTCATTTGTTTTATCTGTCATCTTGTGTTCTCCTTTCTAACCAATATCTTTTTAAAGATTCGGAGAGTTTCTTTTTGGTTTCTTCGGAGTGTTTATATTTGCCCTTTTTTCTTGAAGGATTGTTTTTAAAGTATTCCGACAATTTTTCTTTTGTTTTTTCTAAAACGATATGATTCTTGTGACCATTCGACCTGTTTATATAAGCAATTTCTTTTTGGTCGTCGGTCCAATTTATAATTGTATTTTTTCTTTTTTTTATTTGTTCTTTCGTTTGTTTTTTACCTTTTTGAGAATTAGACATTTTTATTTTTGTTTCTTCAGAATGTATATGCCCGGGAATTCCGTCTCCTCCATCTGTCATATTATAACCTGTATTTTTTGTATTGTATAGAGAAATATAAAAAATTTCTTTTTCTATTAATTCGCTTTCTTTACATTCTTCTATAATCCACAATTTGAAATTTTCTTCTCCATATTTATCCCACGCATTTTGAAGATGTTTGTTATCATGAATTTTATTTTTTAATTTCCATTTATGGTCAGACCATCTTGTTGTTATATTTTTTCCTTTTCCAATATATTTCTTTTCATTAACTATATTTTCAATACAATAAATTCCTGTTTTAGTATAAATACTTTTTAGCATAATTACCTCCTATGGTAATTTCCTAATATATTTATTGAACGGAAGGAATTTAGGATTATTCTTTTCAAAATTGTTCATGACACAATTTCTATCCGTTCAATTATATTTAACCTCCTGATACTACAAACGACACACCTAGAAAAGCTTCCTCATCATCCCATTCGTTATATCTAAATCCTAATAATTCAATATCCATTAAAGATACATAGTAATTAAGATAACTAACAGATGTATAACGGTCTTTTCTAGCACCACTTGGTTCGACCAATTTTACTAAACCGTTTGCGGGAGCCATTTCTAAAGCGATACTCTCGTTTATAAATAAGCTTGTTTGTAGATGGGATTGTAATAGATATGCTCTAATACCAGTATCGTCTTGGTCTAAGATATCTTTATTTCCTGACCTTATTAAAAATTCTTCTTCGCTATTATCATCAATTAAAAATGCGATTAATTTTTTCTTTAATCTCTCTCTAAATTTAACAGCAATTAGAGAGTTTAAAGGAGCAGTAGCAGAGATAGGAAATATACAGGCAAACGCATCTCTTCCGAGTGTTCTACCTATTAATTCATCATATACTTTCTGGTCAACTAATGCAGAATTCATTACGGTATAAGGTTTATATTCAACTCCTCTTATTTCATCCTTTGTTACTGAAGTTAGTGCATCAAAAACACTTATTCCTGCACTCGCTAAATCTAGAACGAGAGCATCTCCTTGAAATTCTTCGAATATTTGTTTTATTCTTAAAGCTTGTAAATTAGTATTTTTACCATTGTGGGATTCCATATAAACTATTTCTGTCATCCAACCTTTTTTACTAGGTAATAATCTACCACAACTTATAATAGTATTATCGTTTGTAGAACCTGCCCTCATAGCAATATCAACAGAGACTATGCGCATTTCATCAGATAGTTTTGGTATATCATAGTTATTTTTTCTGGTTGTCAAATATACTTCATCCCTGATTGGTCTCCAACTTCTTTTTATATTTCTATCGAATAGTCCGAGTTTATAAAAAGAAAGACTTGAAGAACCATAAGGTATATTTCCATACTCCATTAAAAAAGTTATGGGGTCCATATTGGACCTCTCTCTTATCATCTGATTTTTTGTCTTTATACCATGATGAATTGAAATCGGGTAATCCAAAAACAATGCTTTGGTATTAGTATCCCCGTCTGCAATCATTTTTAAGAATTTCTTCGTTTCTGGATACCATTCATATGATTTGTAATGTGCAGAAGAAATAATAATCTCTTGTGGTTCCTCTCTAAGTTCTGCAATTTCTGAATATTTAGGATTTTTCATATAAGGTGCTTGGCGTGAAACAAGAAAGGGACGGATAATAGAATCTATAATTTCGTTGGGTATTAAACGTCTTTCTTCCAAGACTGTCACATTGGACCTGTGCCCCCTGCCCCCTTCTCCAGAAACAACAACATTTATTTTGGAACCATTGAAAAAATCCATACGCCATTGGTTCTGATTAGAAACAAGGTTAGAACATTCTCTGGCAATGTTGGGGTGTTCGTCTCGTAAAGACCTGCATTTTTCAGAAATAATAAGACCAGCCTGTGCTTTTGTAGAAGAAGCTAATGCTATGGTTGTGCCAGGATACAAAATGCATCTAGCAATAGAATACACCGCTATAAGCCACGATTTACTACTGGCACGAGAAGCTATACCCACAAACTCCGTGGACCTAGCCATTAAATTAATCCAAAAGCGCTGAAAAGGATATAAAGGTGTTTCCATATAATGCTCTACAAAATACGATGGGTTTTGCCTATAGAAGCTGGTCCAACTTTTTATACGGTCTCGTTTCTGCTTTGTCATTTCCTTTTCACCGAGAAATTTCAAGGATTCATTACTTCGGGAATATGGCTTCATATTTTTAAGTGGAGGAGTTGATGATTTCTTTGTTTTCTTCATGTTTTTTCCTCCAGTATTCTTTCAGAGATTCAGACAATCTTCTTCTTGTTTCTTCTGAACGATGTTTTCCTTTATTCCCTATTGAAATTTTTTCTTTTGTTTCTTTTGATTTGGGAATTCCATAATTAGGATTATTTTGACCCTTATTAATTTCCGATAGCTTTTTCTTAGTTTCTTCTGAACGATGCTTCCCATACATCGGATGATTTTCTCCAGAGATGTCGGCGTGATTTTTTATAATTCTTTTTCTTGTTTTTATGGACGCTTTTACACCGAATCTAGAATCGACACACTTCAAGCAAATGTTGTAAATTTCAGGTTTATAAAAGTCAACAAAAAATTGTTCATATTTTTTTAATTCAAATATTTCACAAATAATTAGAATTTTAAAAATAAAATTTTCATGTCCGTATTTATTATATGCTCTTTGTAGATGAGTATTATTATGTTTATTATTTTTTAAACAATAAAAATGGTCGGATTTTCTAGCGAATAAACTAGACGCGCTCCCTATATATTTTTTACCATTTATTAAATTTTCAATACAATAGATTCCGCTATTCATTTTTTCTCCTTATCTCTGTAATAAGTTCTGAAATATAATACTGTAGCAACAGACATTCAGAATATGCTTTTCGGGAATGACCCTATTTGCTACAGTTTATTACTAGTTATTAATTTATTTCCTCATCGAGATTCACAAAATTATTTACTTCTCTATCGTCAAATTCTCTTTCTATTTCTTCATTTTCGTCAACGTTAAAATCACGGCTTCCTGTAATAAATCCCCTGAGAGGGCGTACAATATATTTTTCAAAATAAGAATCTGTATCACCCACGTCTCTATAAATTTGTCCACGAGGGTCAGAGAGCAACCATTGTGAAGGCTCACTACGTTCTATATCCGCAATCCATTGCCCATAGCTGTCGCCTCCCGCATTTAAAGCGTTAGATTTAGCGACATTTGGAGATATAGTCAAACTTTTCATTAAATCTTGTAATTCTTTTACAAGTTTATCTGTTGGGTCACTGGCGAGTCTTGCTTTTTTAATATTCAGTAGCGTATAACACACTTGTTTCAGAAGAACAACCTCCGCTCTGGTGTCCGCCGAATGTGTATTTTTAAATTCAGTATATTCGTTTTCTAAAAATTCAATATCTCCCCTACTCAAATCGTTTCCCCAAAATTTAACAATTTCCATAGGCATTGGAACACTTGAAGTATCAATTTGTTTTTCTGTGAAAATAGTTCCTACATCTTCATATTGAAAATCGTTTACACCGCCCTTGTTCATCGATTTTTTAGTAGCCGTTAGCTTCATCAGATAAATCGAAAATATAGCTTTTACATTTTTCCCATTTTCTAACATGGTTTGTATATGAGATTTTGTAGCATCAAGAGCTTCGTTTGTAAATTTAATATTAAATATTTGGCATAGACGATGTACTGTTTTTTCCATGCTGTTTAATTCTTTATATACAATATCAAAAATATCTTGTACGCAGTTTTTACACACAGAAAATTTGGTATTACTATCTACTAAACCACCGTCCATAGCTTGATAAAAATTATCTTCCGGGAGAGATTTCATACATTTTCGGCAGTAGTATTTTTCTTTTTCATTATTTTCCATTTTATTTCGCCTTCATAAAATTAGACTTTTATATGCTCTGGCGGAGTATGACCCCCGCCAGAACGATTATATACCTTGTGTTTATTTATCAAGTCCAGCTTTATAGTTATCAATAAAAGCTAAGGTAACAGCAGCCGAGTTATCGGCAGCAAGTTGGAAGAATGTCCCAATCTGGTTTTCTCCCTCTCCGCCTCCTGCTAAATCGCTAAGAGACCTAAAACCAAGGAAAGGAATATTGTTTGAATAAGCTACTTGTGCGACAGCGGCTGTTTCCATAGACAGAGAATCTGCTTGGAATGTTTCCCATACATAAGTTCTAAATTCCGCATTATCAACAAAAGTTTGACCATCTACACCATTTCCACCAATTTTAATAATAGGCTGTTTATCTAAACAAACCCCATCGGGAGTACACTTTTGAAGAAGTGTTTCTGGAATTGACGTTGTATATGAGAGTAATTCTTTAGAAACAGGAAACCAAAACATAGTGTCATACTCATCGGGTGCGTTATCTTTTTGGTTTACTGTAACTGAATTGGGAAACATCATACCGTAATTTGGAAATTCCGGTACACCACCAAAGGGCAGAATAAATTCTCCGTCAACTTCCCGGGCATAAGTCATCTCTTGGTATTGTGCCCATTGTGCAGGTATTACAACATCACCAATATTTAAGCTTGGGTTAACCCCTCCAGCAATACCTGAGAAAATTAAATCTCTTAGGTTAAAGTTGTCAAAAAGAAGTTGGGTATTACTAGCGGCATTAACCATACTGACACCACTAAGGAAAAGAACAACATCAACACCATGAAGAACACCTGTTGTAAAAGTTTTACCATTTAAAACATATTCGGTTTTATCAGTAGTTTCCGAAAGCAAAATTTCAAGTTCGCTATCAAAAGCAGATTCCACTGCGAGACGAGGCTTATTATCTAAAAGTCCTTGTGGGTTTTTTGTAGGAAATACAGAACAACCAAACAAAGACACAATAATTAAAGCTACAATAACTACAATATATATTTTACTGTTTTTCACACTTTTCTCCTATTTTTTATTGTTTTTTTTGAAAATATTACAAATTAATGGTGGCATAATGGTTTTATTTTATGTCTTTTTCCTCCCGTATAAAATTAAGATTTTATTTTGTAGTAATAGTCTTCCAGCTAGGAGGTAGATTTTTATCTATCTCAATAGCATGATAAGGCTTGCTTTCTCTTATTCCCACTTCTTTTACCCATTTCGCCATTTTTTCCAAACCATCTTCTAAAGAAGTAGTATTTTTAATATTAAAAATATTGTATGCTTTTGAATGGTCTGAATAAGCGTTGTACACTTCAAATCTTTCTGGAAGATGTAGCATAGATGGTATTATACCAAATGCATTAGCAACAGAATCAGAAAGATAATTAATTGTACAGGGTATATCCCCCACCAATATTAATTATTTGGTTTAATGCTTTTGGATTTGTAATTGAATTTGCAATATATGGTGCAACATCATCGATATAAGAGAAGGCTCTTGTTTGAGTACCATCTCCGAAAATAGTCATAGGCATATTTTCAGTAATTTGTCTCATAAAAATTCCTATAACATTTCTAAAACGGTCTCCGGTGTTCTGGTTTTCCCCATAAACATTATGAGGTCTAAATATTATATAGTTTATACCAAACATTGCGTGTGCTGCTAATATATCTCTTTCTACTGCATATTTAGAAATTGCATAAGAATCTTCTGGCATAAGAGGCATATTTTCAGTAAAAGGGGTAGGGTTAGAACCATATACGCTCATCGAGGAAGTGAATACAAAACATTTTATTTCATTTTTTACTGCCTCATTAATTAAATTTATACTGCCAATTAAATTATTTTCATAATTGAATCTTCTTATAAAATGAGAAAGTCCCTCGGCTGCATACGCCGCCTCGTGATATACATAATCAAATTTTTCTGTAGCAAATAAATATTGAACAAGCTCATTATCTGTAATAGAACCTTTAATAAATCTAACACCATTGGGGAGGTTTTCTATATATCCACCCGAGAGGTCATCTAAAATAATAACCTCATGTCCCATAGATAGAAGATGTTTAGCAGTATGACTTCCGATGAAACCAGCCCCACCAGTAACTAAAGACCTCATTCTTTTTCTCCTTGTAAATTTTATTTTAAGACCCTTCTACTCTCAATTGGGTATATCCCAATGAAGTAAAAGAACCACTATAAGTTTGCCATGCAGAGGCTTGACAATCTACAACACTAGAGCCACTGCGATATTTTAATACCCCTGTATCTCCTCCGCTATATTTGTTTTGATATAAATCAATAGAGTTTGCACCTGTATTAACTACTTCGGATTCCATATAAGCCGTTGAACTCAAATACATTTTTTCATAATTTCCCGAACCAGAAACAAAACCGTTTCCAATCCAATTCCCGGAAAAAGTTCTAACGTTTCCTTCTTGAGCGCCAGTCGCCTGTCCCCAAGAAGTAGAGCCTTCAATTGCACTAGTTCCTTCTGTATACTCCACCACCAGTTTAGGGCGATAACCAGTTGTGGCGCGGTCGGAGGAGAAAAACCAATTATTTCCCGAAGGACTACCCTTAATTAGCAAATCAATATTTCCACCGAATAAACCCTCAACCGTAGTGTTTGTTAAATCACAGGTATAAGAAGTACCATCGGCATTTGCAAGTAAAGTTGAAAATGAACCAATAGCTGTAGCAAGATAGTCCGTAGTTTCCGTATTGCAACCAACAGAACCCGCCCAATGGTCTGTAGTATGTATCTTGTGATTCCATGTTGCTCCCGCTTCCGTCCAGTCTCTATTGGCAACAGAAAGGAGATAAATATAATGTGTCGCATCTTTACAATCGTCGTCAACAAGAGTAAGAGTAGCTGTAGTACATGTACTCTCAGCCGCAATACTGGATAAATCAAATCGTAATAATGCTCTAGCATTATCTGTTTCAGACGTGATGTAAGTAAGAGCACCCTTAATAGTATCGGGGTCGGTATAATCTAAATATGTATCATAAGCACTATTTACATCCCCACCGTATCCATCGGTGAAGGTCGGGTCAACGTAAATCGGGAATGTCGCACCCGTCGTATCTACCGACCACTCAATATATCCACCTGAATAGACCTGCGTGACAGGAACATCAACTTCATTCGCATCTTTGGCTGTCGGTTTATCGATAGTTCCCCACACCAATCCATCAGTAGTGCTGGTCAATTCCCCCGTAGTAGCGTTATAGGTCAATCCAACAAAAGATACCGCAAATCTCAAGCGGGTATAAGCACTACTGTTCTTAAGCGTAAAGTCTGCTTTTATCCTGCGCCAAGTATTCGTGATACTGGCATACAGGTTGGTCATATCCCATTCAGTTTTATTGTTTGTCCAAGCGGGGGTAGGAAGATTAAGATTTCTCCATTGATTTGTATAATATTGAATATTTGTTATATCAACATATTCTGTGGTTATATTTCTACGTGGATACCATCTTCTTGCCCCGCCATTAGCGATATGGATTGCATGGCGTGTTTTATCACATTTTTTGCTATGTATTCCGCCATCTTCAAAATTCTCGTCTACGTCAATCCAGTTATCGGTTTCGTTTTTAAAATGTTTGTCGTGTATTGTTAATTCTGCTTGGTATTTATTTGTATCTGCGTCATAAAAGGTTTTGGATTTTTGAGTTCTTTTTTCTATTTTTTCAACCCACATATTTCCTCCTATTGTGAAGATACTTAAAAGTCATATTTTAAACGGTTTAGCGATTCCGTACATCCACTTTAATAGAGCGTTCATCAATGCGCGCCCTGTTTGTTTCAATTAAACAAGCAACAGTATATCTTTCCCCGGGAGTACCTCCTGATAACCATACAATAACACTTCCGGATGTATTTGTATTATATATGTTAG